GAGGCCCCGCCGAAGCACGGCAAGAGGGGCGGTGCGGGCAAGCCCACGAGCTCGCAGATGTTTTTGATCGCGCCCGCGAGCGTATTGAACGAGCACGACTGCGCGTCGAGGCTCGCGACGATCGTGGTGGTGTCCCCGATCTGCGCGGCCACGATCATGGTCAGCTCCCCGGCCGCATCGGGGTCGGTGCTGAATAGGTTCTCGGCCTCAACCTCGAGAGTCGCCGAGAAGCTCGCCGCCGCTTGGAGCCCGGCGATCTGCGACTGGATCCCGGTGAGGAAGGTGATCATGGCGCCGCAGAGGTCTTGGACCATCTTGGGCACCGAGAGCGGCGGCAGCACGCCGAGGAGCTCGTCGATGTCGCTCACCACCTTCGCGAGCTTGTCCACGAGCGGCTTCGGCGAGAGCTGCGTGATGCAATCGGGGATCGCTTTGAGGGCGTCGGTGATGTCCTTGGCGAAGCCGATGATCTTGAAGATCGGCATGAGCGGCGCGAGCACGCCGGCGAACTGCGAGAGCATCCCGCGCATGGGATCGTACGTGAGCGTCGGGGTCGCGAGGGCCGAGCCCCCGACCTCCATCCCGAACGGCAGCCGGAGAGAGACGCATCCCGAGTTACTCATCCGATCGGCCCTCCGAACGGCACCACCGGGCGCCCGTTGATGACCACGCGCGCGCCGTTGATCAGGACTTGCCCGCCTTGGAGCGTGAGCGTGCCGCTGACGATGATGTTCCCTCGGCGGAGGCGGCCGTCCAGCTCGATCTTGTCCCCCGAGACCTTGTCCACGATCGCGACCCGTTGCTTGTGCGGGCGGTTGTCGATGACCGCGTAGTACCGATCGTCCTCGATCCCGGTGATGAGCGGCGCGTCGGCCGCGCTCACGCTCGAGTCGATGAAGGTCATCCCCTCGCCCGTGCCCCAGTTGCCCGGCATATACCAGCCGTGCCCGTGCGGGTCCCCGCGGTGGAACCACACCACGACGTCCGCGTTGACCTTGGGGATCCGCCACGTGCCGCGGTTTGCCTCGCCCCCGCCGAAGGGGAAAAGCCAGTCGGTCTCCTCGTGGAGCCCCGGGATCCGGACCTTCACGCGCCCGCGCTTGATCGGGTCGGCGTTGGCCGAGACGACCGCCATCTCGGGGCCGTAGTAGCGCGGGTCGGTCTGCTCTCGGTCGCTCGACACGGTTACTCCTGCCCGCGGCCGCGCGCGTCGCGGTAGGTGACCGTCGTTTCGCCCGTCACCTTGTCCACGACCTCGAGCGGCTCCAGCTTACCCGTGTCGGTCGCCGGTTGCTTCTCGTTCACCTGGCCCGGGTTCGCCGCCGCCTTGGGGAAGATCTCCGAGCGCCCGTCACGCCGGAGGGCGAGCGTCTGCGTGAAGCCCGAGGCGCTCACCGAGTCCTTCACCTTGGCGGCGAAGTAATTCCCCGAGAGCGAGCGGATCCCGTTCACCGTGACGATGCTCTTCGCGCGCACGCGCGGGTCGCCCACGACGGGGAGCGTGAGCTTGACCACGGTGAGCTGCACGTCGCGGTACTGCCCGTCCGCCTTCCGCTGTGCCGCGGCCTCGTTCAGCTCCGAGGTGGGCGCCACGGTCGTCTGCCCCGAGGCCGGCTGGAACGTGCTCTCACCGGTGACCGTGTCGATCACCTCGAGCGCCGGCGCGAGGCTCTCGCGCGACGTCGTATTGTCGGCGGTGACCTTGAAGTCCTTCTTGCCGAGCGGGTCACGCCCGACGAGCGTGATCGAGGCGGGCTTCGCCGTGACGTCGTTCTCGATCGAGGGCATGGCGAGGATGTCCCCGCGCCCGGGATCGCCGTGCCACGTGTACTCGCGCAGCGGGGCTTGAGCGAGCTTGCGCTCGTGGAAGTGGAGCCCGTCGTAGTCCACATGGAAGTACCACCCCTCCGCGCGCGCCATGCGTTGGAGGAGCTGGGCGTCGGTCTCGCGCACTTGGTGGATCGCGGGGAGCACCACCTTGCTGTCCGAGAGGTGGAGCTGATCGCCCGAGTAGCCGTTCTCGCCGGCGACGATCGTGACCACTTGCGAGCGGGTCATGCCCGTCCACTTGCGGGTCTTCTGCACCTTGTGCATGAGGATCGAGCGCGCGATCGACTCGACGGTGAGGACCGTGAACCCCTTCACGTTCTGGATGACCGCCTCGTACGTGGGCGTCGTGTCCCCGACGTAGCCCCACGAGGCCGCGAGGAGCGCGCCCTTGCGCCAGATCGGCCGGTCGAAGTTCGAAAGGTCGTAGTTGTTCACGGTGAGCGAGAGCTTTTGCGCGAGGAACTCGTCGTCCTCGAACTCGAGCGAGACCACCGAGTCGGTCACGTCGAGCCGCACCGCCGCCGAGTGCCCCGGCTGGGTGATCGACACGTAGAAGACCGGTGCGCCGCGATCGGGCACGTCACGTCCCCGTCTGTTGGCGCGACGCCGAGAAGATCTGCTCGAGAACGGTGCGCACGCTCGGCACGTAGATCGTCTGCCCCGCCTCCAGCGCGATCGTGGGGTCCACGATCGGCGTGGGCTGGAAGTCAGCGATGATCCACCAGAGCCCCGAGGGCCGCGCGAGCGGCTGGAAGTAGAGATGCGCGAGCCCCCAGAGCGTGTCGCCGGTGACCACGGGGTGCACGACGTTGTCGGTGAGGGCGACGAACGGGAACGGGTCGGGATCCGAGAGGATCAGGCGCCCGTTCGCGTCGAGCGCGGCCACGCAGTACTGGTAACGCGAGTAACGGCGCGGCGGCATCACCCGCCCCCGTTCTGCGTCGAGTCGTACGGGTCGATCGGCACCCCCGGCGCCCGGATGGTCCCTTGCACCGCCACGTCCTCGGACCAAAGGCGCATGTCGCGGACCTCTTCGAGCTTCAGGTGCACGGTGTACCGGAGGCTCCGCCCGTCTTGCGCGAAGGTGGTGTGCTCCCCGGCGAAGCTCGTGAGCTTGCACGTGAGCGAGTAGAGGTTCGGCCACATGAAGACCACGCTCGAGGGCGCGCCGTTGCTGAGGAGGGCGTTCGCACTCGAGCGGCGCGAGTACCCGAGCGCCATGATGAACTTCCGCGCGTCGTCGAGCGGGTACGTGCCGCCGCGGTACCGCGTCACCGCGTCGAACTTGAGCATGAACTCCACCAGGAAGTTCTTCGTGTTCGCGTACTGGAGAAGCTCGTGGCTCATGCCCACGATCGCGAGCCGATTGTAAACGGGCTCGAACGCCTCCTTGAGCTCCGTGGGGTTGTATTGGACCTCGAGCGTCTCGCCCGTGTCGAGGTTGCCCAGGTGCATGCGGTCGGGCTCTTGAACCACGGCCCTACTCTATCAGCCGGGCGAGGGGAGCGCCCCGAAGCCTCGGTCGCCCGAGCGGCGGGCGCCGGCGGCGGTCAGCTCGGCCACCTTCTCGCCGTCCATGTGGACGATGATGGGTCGGTTCCCGTTCTCGCGCAGCGCTTGGAGCACCGGCTGCATCGCTTGGAGGAGCCGCTTGTCTTGGTCGGCGGTGGGGTCCTTCAAGCCGCTCTCGAGGCGCCCTCGCGCGGCCGCCGCGGCCACGACGGCGGGGCTGTTGGGGCCGATCGTGGTGGTGGGGGTGTTCACGAACGAGCCCACCACCTGGCCGCCGCCGGCGTTCTTGGTGACCGTGCCCGCCTTGCCGTCGAGCCCGAGCCCCTTGGTGAACTCCTCGACCGCTTTCTTCGCCCCGAGGTCTTTCCCGAAGATCCCGGCGAGGTGGTCGGCGATCCCGGCGGCGCTCGCGGCGAGCCCCAGCATGCCCGCGATGACGCCGCTAAAGGACGAGAGGGCCGCTTCCTTGAACCCGTCCCAGCCGCCCGTCAGCGCGGCGACAATGAGCCGGAGCGGCACGAGCCCCACCTGCACGAGGAGGAGGACGAGCTTGAGCAAGCCCGCGACCGAGCTGCCCACGAGCTTCCCGGCCTCGGCGAACGCGTGGAAAGCGTCCGCGTTGGCCTTTGGGTTGTTCGGGCCCGAGAAAAGCGAGCCGAACGCGCCCGCGAGCTCCGAGAAGATCTCGCCCAGCTCGTGGAAGATCGGTGCGGCGGCGTCGAACGCCTCGCCGATCGCCCCCGAGAAGCCCTCCCAGGCCGCTTTGATCCGGTTGAACCAAAGGAAGACCGAGATCGCGAACCCTTTGATCCCCCCGTTGCCCGCCTTGTCGAGCTCCTCGCGCACCGCGCCCGAGAAACCGCCCTGCGAGAAGAGCTGCGTGATCGCATCCCAGGCCAGTTTGAGCTTCGTCCACAGCTCGGTGACCGTGGTTTTGATGCCGCCGAGGTCAGCGTCCCATGCCTTCTTTACGCCGTACCAGGCGAGCGCGAGGACGGCGAGCGCGCCGCCCACGATGGCGAAGATCTCGATGCCGAGGATCGCCATCGCGAGCGCGGCGGCGCCGGCGGCCGTGTCGAAGAGCAGGAACGCGCCGTAGGCGGCCATGAGGACGCCGGTGAGGACGAGCGTGACGCCGGTGAACGCGATCCCGCTCGTGATCAGGCTTTGCGTGCCCTCGTCGAGCCCCGTGAACCACTCGAGCGCGTTGTTCATCATGCGCACGAGCGGCTCGAGGAGCTTGAGGATCCCCTCACCGAGGGCCGCGAGCGCGTTGTCCTTGAGCGCCCCGAACCGCTTGAACTCGTCGGTCATATGCTCGGCGGCGTCGGCCGCGGCACCCGAGGAGTCCCCGATCTGGTTGATAGCCTCGATCGTGTCGCCGCCCTTGTTCTTCAAGAGCGCCATCGCCGCGATCGCGGCCTCGCCCCCGAGGCCGAGCTTCTTCATCGCGTCGGCGGTGAGGTGCGAGTTCGCCGCGAGCGTCTCCAGCCACGGGCCGAAGCCCATGGCCGCGATCTTCCCCTTGTCGAGGGTGAGCCCGAGGGCGGCCGCCTCGGCCTTCGCCTCCGCGGTGGGCGCCGCGATGGCTTCGAGCACCCCCTTCATCCCCGCCATCGCCGCGCGGCCGCGCACGCCGTGCTCGGCGAGGGCGGTCATGGTGCCGAGGAGATCGCGCGTTGTGAGCCCGGCAGAGGCCGCGGCGGGGCCGAGGTGGATGAGACCCTCGCCGAGCTCCCCGATCGACCCCGCGCCCCGGCTCGAGGCGGCGAAGAGCTGGTCGGCAACCTCGCCGGCGCGCTCGAGGGGGACGCCGAACGCCCGCGCGGCCTGCGCGGTGGTGTCCATGGCGCTCTTCAGGTCGGTCTGCGTGCCCACCGCGAGCCGCGTGGCGGCGGTGACGAGCGCCTGCGAGCTCGCGGCGGTGGTGGCCCCGAGCCCGATCGCGTCGTAGAAGGCGCGCGCCTCCTCGGTTTGGCTCGTCCCGTACTGGTTGGAGAGGGCGAGGACGCTTTCCTTGACCTTCTCGATCGGGAGCACGCTCTCGTCGGCGCGGGTGGCGACCAGCTTGAGCGCCTCGCCGATCTCGTGCGCCTTCACGGCACCGAGGGCGAGCGTTGCGAGGAGGGCACCGCCGGCGGCGGCCACCACCGCGCCGCCGGTCTTCATCTTCTCGCCGAGCTCCTCGAACGCTTTCCCGGTCTCCTTGCTTTTCTCCTCGGTCTTGCCGAGATCGTCCTGGGTCTCCTTGAACACCGCCGAGGCGAGGTTCTTCGCGGTGATCGCGAACCCAAGGCCGAGGTTGTTCAGCACGGGGGGATCCTACCGCGTCGCCGGGGTGCTTGCAGCCTTGAGGGCGGCGGCGGTGGCGTCACGGGCGTCCTGGAGCCGCTCCACGTACCGGAAGGCCTGCCGCGCATCCATCTCGAGGATGTCGAGGTAGCCGTGCGCGAGCCCGGTGCCGCCGTGCGCTTGGAACGAAAGGTCGTGTACGAGCCGAGTGAAGGCCCGGTCGTCCCAGCCGCGCCACAACGCGGCCGGGATCGTTGCGGGCCCGATCGGCGTCAGCCAGTCGCACTCGCCGGCAAGGACGAGCCGCCGGTCATCTCCCCCGCTATCTCCGTCAGGAGCGCCCCCGCTTTCATGCCACCCGCCGCGCTGCTCGGGCTCGGCGTCGCCGGCGGCGTCGTCTTCGGGCCACCCCCCGTCGTCGTCGGCGCGCGGCGCTTCGCCGGGACGAAGAAGGTCTTGCCGAAAGGGAGCGCCACCCATTGCTGCCAGCGGCAATGCGGGCACACGACCTCGATGTCGGTCTCGACGCCGCCGTCCACGAGGTCCATGCGGTTCGCGAGCTCGCGCGCGGGCCCCGCATCCATCTCGTCGATCCAATCACGGAGCCCCGCCTCACCGAGCCCGTCGACGCGGAGGATCCGGCGCATGAGCGAGTCACCGAGGCCCCACCGCGCGCCGTTGTCGCGGCGGAACTTCTCGATCGCCTTCTCGTCGGCGCCGTTGAGGAGCTTGAAGTAGACGCGCTCGCCGTCGGGCCCCTCGGTCGTGAACTCGTTCTTGCCGCCCTCGGCGAGCTGCGTGAGCGTGGTCTTCGGAAAGAGCTTGCGGGGGAGGTCGCGGAGGTCGAGCTCCCAATCGATCCCCTCCTTGCACTCCTCGCACTGCACACGGAAGGCGTACTCGCTGCCCCACGTGGCGCACCGCACGTCGAGGAGCGCGGCGAAGCGGTCGCCGGTGAGGACTTGGTCCCACACGGGCTGCTCGCCCACGGCCCACTTGTACGGGCCGGGCTCGGTGATCGCGGTGAGCATGCCGAGCATGATGTCGATATTCCGACCGCCTCGAGCGAGGGCGGGATCGGCGAGCCGTTGCAGCTCCTTGACCTTGAGCCCCCTGACCTCGCCGGCGAGACCAGAGGGAAGCGTGATGATCATCGTGGGGCCTCCGAGTAGCCCCCGCGCGTGGGTTCGCGCGGGGTGACCCCTACGCTATCACACCGCCGCGGCGGGCTTGTCGTTCGGCTCGGCGAGCTGGTACGTGAGCGTCATCGTCTCGATCCCATTCGCGGACACGGTGTTATCCCAATCGCCCGGTCCGTACGCGCTCGGCCAAGCCTTCTTGAGCTCCCACTTCCGGAGCACCGAGCCGTCGCGGTCACGCTGCACGATGTTGACGCGCTTCTTATACTTGTCGTCGATCGCGCCCGTGCCCGCCGCCGCGTCGTTGACCTGGAGATACCAGGCGTAGAGATCGAGATCCTTGGTCGCGCCGCGCTCGAGGGTGACCGCCTCGAACTTCATCCGCCCCGGGCTCTGGTCGGGGACGATCGCGCCCCCCTCCCACTGCTCGATCACCTCGGTCGTGCTCTTGGGCTCCGAGCACTTCTGGAAGCCGGCGAAGCCCACACCGGGGATCTCCACGGTGAAGAGGAACTTTTTGAAGTAGCTGCGGGGCTGACCGACGATCGACATGAGACCTCCGAGGGGGCGCGGTGCGTGAGACGGTTACGACCTCAGGGCGTCGTGTTCTGCGTTGCGAGGGCCGCGAGCTCGGCGTCGAGCAGGCGAAGGTCGGGCGCGATGATGAGATTGATGAACTCGGCCGGCTCGCTCGTGGCGATCGCGACGCGGCCCCATACGGTGCGGGCCTTGTTCGTTGCCGCGGTGTTCAAGCCCTTGCCGAAGTCCACGAGGAACGCCTGCGACGGGTCGGTGCTCGCCAGCTTGCCGGCCTTGGTGGGGAGGTCGAGGAACTCCTCCACCGCGTCCGCGCCCTCCTTGAGCAGGCGGTCGTTGATGTTGCGGTGCCGCAGCGCCACGAGGCTCTCCACGAGGCTCGCCTCGACGAAGATGATCCCGCGCCGCTCGCCGATCGTCGGCCAGTTGCCGGTGTTCTTGAGCGTGCGCGCGCCGTCGAGGAAGTAGGGCGTGCCCGTCTCCTTCGAGATCGGGTTGATGAGCGCGGGGAAGACGATGTCGCGCTTCGACTTCTTGAGCACCTCGGGCATCTCGACGCCCGCGATCGAGAGGAGCGAGCCATTGTCCACGCCCGCCGGCGGATCGAAGACACCGTTGGGCGTCGCCGCGTCCGTCTTCGCCATGCGCCCCGCGATGTGCCCCGAGGGCGGGCAGACGATCGTGGTGCCCGTCCCGTACACGGCCGGCGCCGGGTTCGAGATGAGGATGTTTGGCCAGTACGCCGCCACCCGCTCCGAGAGGTTCGTCAGCGCCGCCGTGTTCTGGATGTAGTTGACGATCCCTTGCGCCGAGAGCCCCTGCGGCGGGTCAATGATCCCGAAACAGAAGCCGTTGCGGTACACCTCGCAATAGGTGACGATCCCGTTCGCGGCGACCGCGGTGGGCCGCTCGGGGAGGCTCACCAGCCGGAGCTGGCGCACGGCGTCGAGCGCGCGGAGGCCGACGTCGCCGTTCGCCCCGGTGCCGCCGACGTAGTCGTTGTCCCCGAGGCCCGCGAGCCCATCGAGGCCGCCCGTCATCGGGCCGAACGTACCCTGCGCCGGCGTATTGTTCCCCGCGGCGAGGAGGTCGGTCAGCGTCGCGATGTGCGAGCCCGTGTTCGGGTCGTTGACCACGGTGAGGCAGTAGCGCGGGTCCCCGACAATCATGTTCAGGTTGTCCCACGTCTCGAGGGCGATCCCGGCCTGCGAGTACACGAGCTTGAACCACCCGCTCGCGCCGTTCGTTGCCGCCGAGATGATGACCGCGATCGCGTTGCCGTACGTCCCGTCGGTGCACGTGACCACGAGGGTCGCGGCAACCGCGGCGTTCGTCCCGCTATGCGTGGCGTGGTCGAAACCGAACTCGCTCGAGGCGGTCCCGCCCGTGGTCATGAGCACGCTATGGCTCGCGCCGGCGAGCGTGCCCGTGATCGTCAGCTTGCTCGCCGCGTACGTCGCCGCGTACGTGCCCGAGGACGCCGCGTTGAGGAGCGAGATCGCCTCCGAGCTCTGCACGGCGCCGAGGTTCGCGCAGTTGCCCGAGCCCGCCGTCGTGCCGTTGGTGTAGCCGAGCGCGCTCTCTGCGGTGCCACCGGTGAAGATCACCCGGCTCGCCGAGCCCACCGTGTCCGAGAAGATCCGGACCTTGTTCGACACGACGGTCGCGAAGCCGCCAATGAGCTGCGCGTTCACGACCGCGGCCACCTCGGCCGCCGTAGCGGCGCCGATGCTCACGAAGTTCCCGGTGGCGAAGGTGATCGTCTGCGCGGCGCCGCTCGCGTAGCCGTCCATGCCCACGAGCAGCGTCCACCCGTTGGTGAGCGCGAAGGTGCCGGTGGCCGAGTCCACGAACGCGGCCGCGCCGGTGAACGTGGTGGTGTACGAGGTGGCGCCGTCGATCTGGACGACGAGCGTTTGCCCCGTGGAGACCGCCCACGGCGCGGGGTTCGCGCTCGAGACGGAGCCGGGGCCGGCCGCGGTGAGGTTCGTGTCGAGCGTGAGCGAGGCTGCGGCGCTTGTCTTCGTGGTCGGATCGGTGGGGTCCGTGTGGTGGACCGTCCGCACGAAGTGCAGCTCGGTGCCGCCATTGTCGAAGAACCCTTTGACGACGAGGAGCCCGTCGCCGTTGGCGTCGAAGCTGCCGAAGGTCTGTTCGAACTCGTCGGGCCCGTTGCAGAGCACCGCCTTGTCCACGGGGCCCTTGAGCGCGAGACCGACGAGACCGTAGATCGCCGTCGGCGTCGGGTTGATCGTGATCGACTGCGGGGTGTCCTCGATGATGTTCGTACCCGAGGCCAGCATGTCGGTGGTCATGGATCAGCCCTCCGCCTTCTTGGAGCCGGAGGTGGTGCCGCCGGGTTTCGTCTCGTCGGGCCCCAGGAGTCTCGGGACCAGCTTTTCTTGCTCGGCCGCATGGGCCTGCGCCTTCTCGGTGCGCTCGGCCTCGTGGTCGATCGACGCCTCGTGCGCCTCGGCGGCGGCCTGCGCGGCGGCCTGCGCCGCGAGCTTCCCCGCGGCGTGCGGGTGGTGAGCCGCGACCTTCTTGCTCCCCCCCTCGTCATCGGCCGCCCACGCGATCTGCTTCGCGCGGATCGCCTTGGCCACCTCGGCGTCGGCGAGGATCGTCTCCGGGAGCCCCGAGACCTTCGCCCCCTCGTGACCTCGAGCGAGGAGGGTGATCGAGCCCGGGAGCCGCCGGCGGAGCGCTCGGAGACTCTTCACGCCGGTCTTGGGGTTGTGGTCCTGTACCCCCACGACCACCCGCGCGCACGAGCACGACGCACCGGAGCAGGCGTGGTCGTGGGTGAGGTGGAAGATCTTCCGGCGAGGTGATCGGTTCTCGAGGGTAACGGTCACGGGTGCCTCCGAGGGCCCGGGGGCGCCGGGCATCTACCCGCGAGGGTATCAGGGGGGAGCCGAGTTTCAATCACCCTGAGAAGTCGGGGGGCTCGGTGGGGTGAAGGGGAGGACGAGCGAGGGCAGCACGTTGATCGTCTCGGCCTCGCTGGTGAGGTCCACCGTCGCCTCGTGGGCGCGGCTCGTGTCGCCCGGCCCGCCGGCGGGGAGGCCCGGCATGTCCTCGATGTCGAAGCCGACGATCGCCACGTCGTATGCGAAGTGCGAGAGGTTGTTCGCGTTCGCCGCCGAGGTCACCTTGACCTCCTTCCCTTCCCACCAGGCCAGCTCGTATTGCACGCTCCCGAGCGCGAGGTTCGACGGGTCTCGCACCATGACGAGCGACGGGTTCTTGTGGAGGAACCGCTTGAACGCCGCGGTGAGGTTGAGGAGCTCCGTGGGGTCGTTGGTGACGCCCACGATCGTCATCACAATGTCCACCGTGTCCGGGGGCGCCTTGGTGGTGAAGGTGCCGTCGCCGTTGTCCACGTCCACGGGGGCGCGCAGCGAGTAGAAGTCATTCGTGCGGAGCGTCGCGTCAGCGATCACGAGCCCGGGGAGCCGAGGTAGGTCCACGAGCGAGAGGAAGTCACCCGTCGCCTGGTCGAAGTCGGTGCTCTTGGGCCACGAGAAGTTCGGGGTGACCTGAGCCCGCACGAGCCCGATCCATGTCCGGATCACGCGGGTCAGGTCGCTCTCGATCGTAAGGTCGGGAAGCTGGAACGTGTAGGCGGCGGCGAGCGTCGCCCCCTGGCCCGGGATCGGGTTGCCCGAGCCGTCGAGCGGCATCACCGAGATCGCGACGGTGGTGGCGAGCTGCGGGATCCCGTTGCTATCCGCGGTGGGCGCGGTGGGGGGGGCGACGGCGAGGATGGTGGTCGCGTTGACGACGCTGACCATGAGCGCCGGCACGTTGCCGAAGAAGACCGCCATGCTCGGCGGCGCGACGGGGGTGAGCCCGGTGACGGGATCGGGCGGGGGCGTGGCGGGGACGACGAAGCCGGTGCCGTCGATCTCGACGATCGTTTTGCCGCCCGTGTGGCCCGCCGTGGGGCTCACGCTCGAGATCGTGACGCTCACCCCCGGGAGGGTATCACTCGCGCGGCCGCGCGCCCCCCTCGGGCGTCCCGAGGGCGTTTTTCATCTGCTTGCAGACGCGAGCGAGCACCGAGCGCGCGACGTCCTCGGGCTTCGCGTACGTCTCGAAGATCGGGCTGAGGAACGGCCGGGGCGGGATGCGGATCTCGATGCTCGTGCCCGTCCCCGGGGCCTTGCCGGCGGGGGGGGCGCTCGTATCGACGCCGGCGGCGGCGAGCGCGGCGAAGAGGAACCGCCGCTGCGCCGCGGTCACGCTCTCGCGGAACGTGGCGCCCTTCTCGTGCAGCTCGGCCAGGTTGACGTTGCTCTTCCCGTCCTTGCGCGCCGCCGAGCGCGCCACACCGACGAAGCCCCCGAGCTCGTCGGCCACCGGGATCACGGTGATCGAGCCCATGAGATCCCGCGTGACCGTCAGGATCTTGGTGCCCTTGAAGCCGGCCCACGAGCGGACGGCGAGCGTGATCGGCGAGAGCGGCGCCCACTTGCGGCCCGCCGGCGCCTCGGTGCGGAAGCCTTCGAGGATCTTCTTCCGGAGGTACTGGAGCTCCGCGAGCACCGCTTGCTGGAAGTAGTGGTCGAGGTTCTCACCCTCGGCGAGCACCTCGCGCGCCTTCGCCCACGCCGCGGGGTCGTCGAGCTTGAGGACGAGCACTACGCGGGCGCCTCCGTCAGCGCGCGATCGTTGAAGCGCATGATGACGATCCCGGGCTTGCCCGAGAGCGAGAGCACGGCGGGGCGCACCTCGACGGCATAAAGGCCGGGCGGGCGCACCATGAGCACGAGCTCCCCCTCCGGCGAGTAGATCGCCACGAGCCGATCGTTCACGTTGAGCAGAGGTTGCTTGGTCGTCTCGTCCACGAACCCGCACTCCTCGAGCGTCCGGTACGAGAAGACGATCGCGAGCTTGCTCTCGGGTGAGTTGCCCATGGCAAACATCCGCAGCCCGTACCAAGTCTGATCCTCGACCTGCCCCGGGATGCGGATCTCGGGGCCCTCGACGCGCTCGGACACGCGGTTGCCGCGCGCATCCTTCGTCGTCTTGATCATGCCGAACTCCGAGTCGTATGCGCCCGCCGCCTTCGTCCTCGTGGTGTCGAGCTGACGCAGCGCGATGGTGAGCGGACGGACAAGCCGGACTCTCACGGGCTCGAGATCCTCGGCGGCCGCATGAACATCAGCAAGATGTCGTCGATCTCGCGGTCACCGGTGAAGGCGCCCTCGGTGCTCTCTTGCAGTGTGTACCGCTGATCGCGCGTGCCCTCGCTCGTGAGGCGGTGCCGCTTGCGGTCGTCTCGGTCGTCACTTGAGAGCTTGGCGGCCTCGCGCGCCACGAGCAGCATCGTCGCGTGACGGATCATGTCGGGCGTGCACCCGGTGGCGCTGCGGTCCGGGTCCGTGTACCCGAAGAGCGCGGTGACGTTCACGTTTTGGACGCCACCGGGGAAGAAGAGATCGCGGAAGGGAACGCCGAAGAGGGGCGAGTCGATCGAGGCCGAGCGCTGCCGCCCGAAGATGTCGCGGTAATGCACGAACTCGATCTTGGGGTTGTCGCGGTCGTCGGGACTCGTGACGCCCGCGGTGATGTGCCGGTTGAAGATCCGGAGGCTCTCGGGCCCGATGGTATTCACGACGGGGTTGCCGAGCGTGACGAGCTGGAGCGCGATGATCGGGTCGCCGAGGAGCACGGCGCGGCCGCCCGATCCGTTGACGGTCTGCACTTGGTAGCGCGGCTCGAAGAAGCGCCCGGTCACGCGGTCGATGTACTGGCTCTGCTGGCGGATCAACCGCAAGAGCCGGCGGTCGTCACACCGCCTCGGCGAGAACCCCTCGCGCCGCAGATCGCTCGGCGTGCAGTAGCCCCACCCGAAGCCCGGGGGCACGTTGGGGAGCACGTCGAACTCGCGGGTCATCTTCCCCTGCGAGCCGTTCGGCATCGTCCACGACCACGTGATGGAGCACCTCGAGCCCGGGGCGATCGGCGTCGTCGTGGTGGCGGGCGAGAACGCGGCGGCGTAGTGCCCGGGCTGGAGCGAGCCGGTGAGCGGGTCCGCGATCTGGTCGTTCACGACGTCGCACGTGTGCGTCTGCACCGTGACCATCGCCCCGCTCTCTTCCTCGACTTGGAGGACGAACGAGAGCGCCTCGGGGTCGGTGAGCATCGAGAGCACGGTGCCCGTATTGTCGTCGTCGACGGCGGTCGCCATCTGCAACCAGATGTCGATCAGCGGGTTCGCCGCCGAGCTCGTGTCGTTCACGCCGATCGCGACTTGCACGCCCCCGAGCCTATCAGGAAGTGCCGCCCCGGGCCCGCCGTGGCGCTTCGGCGGGGTCCCCGGGCCGGGCTTGGCTCCTTGTCGCCCGCCGAAGCCCCCCACGTCTGAGGGGCGGTGGCGGGCCGGTTACGCCCCGCACCGGATCCTCGTCCGGTGCCGGGGTGGAGCCCGTGTCTTTACGAGGGTACGGCGCGCCTTCCCTCCTTTGGGTAGCCCTTACTCGTCCGCCGCGCGCATGGAGCGCTCGCGCGGCTCCGGTGCCCGCCGCGGGATCCCGAGGTCGTCACGGCTCAAGTCGAAGCCCTTGGGCGGCATGTTCTCGGGCTTGGGCCCCATGTCCGTCCCCGTGGTCACGTCGCGCGGGATCACCTTGCGCGCGCCGCGGGGGACCGGGCGGCCCTCCTCGAGCGCGAGGTCGGTCTCACGCTCGGCGATCTTCTGCGCCTCGGCCGGCGATACGACGTCGAAGGCCATCGTCGCGCAGTCGGGATCGTCCGGCTTCGCATGGACGGTCTTGAGGTACTTCGCCACGTGCTCGTCCACCTGATACCAGCCCTTGTCCACCTCGAAGAGCACGCCGAACGCGGTGTACTTCCGCATCCACGCCCCCTTCTTGGGGTTGTGCGGCTTGAGCCGCACCAGCGTCTTCTTGTTCGCCTCCGCGTCCTTGACGAGGGCGTCCATCTTGCGGCTCGCCGCCGTACCCGTCTTCCCGGTGCCCGTCTGCTTCGTAGCTGCCATGGGGGTTACGCTCCTCGGCCCCGAGGTGGGGCCGCGCGCTGAGCATGCCCCGCGAGCCCGCAAAAGGAAAGGGCCCGGTCACCTCGCGGCGGCCGGGCCCCATCACTCGCGCATTATGGCTTAGAGCGCGTCGGCGGCGACGCCGTAGTAGATGTCCACCGAGAGGTGACCGGCGGTGAGCGTGCTGAGCGCGTGCGTACCGTCGCCCGTGATCGTCATCTTGAGCTGCTGGGCCGACCGGTTCGAGTACGGGTTCGAGCCGGTGACCGCGATGACGGGCGAGGCGCCGGTGAAGACCGAGGTGGCCGCGATGATCGAGCCCGCCGCGTCCGAGCCGCCCTGGAGCGACGCGGTGGCCGATGCCGCCGATCCACCCGAGAGCGCGGTCAGGACGTTGATGTCGGCCCCGTGGAGCCGGGCGTTCGTCGGGAGCGCCGCGCCCACGTTGAAGGCGACGCCCGTGGTTTGCGCCTGGATGGTCGCGAGCGGGACGTCCACCGTGAGCTTCTGGATCACGTAGCCCGAGTCGAGCTTCGTCTTGTCGGCGGCGCTCATGAGGCCCGCCGTGGAGTCGGTGGCGTTCGCGAACGTCGCTTCGTTGATGAACGTCGAGCTCACCCACCGGCCGGGGCCCGAGAGCACGTCGGTCGGCGCGATGTGGTTCGCGTCCGCCGCCGTGGTGTCTGCGGCCTTCCAGATCCAGCTCGTGTAGTCGTCGAGCTTGCGGACCTCTTGCCCATCCTGCCGGTTGACCGCTTTGCTCGCGGTGAGCGCGGTGCTGTTGGCGTACCCGTACACCCACTTCGAACCGAGGATCGCGCGGAACAAGTCGCGCGCGTTCGCCGCGTTCGTGAAGGGCGGGGCCTGAGGGGTCGAGCTTGCCCCCGAGGCCCCGTCGGGTGCGAGGCCGATGCCACCGACGCCGAACTCGTCGTCGATGCCGAAAGCGTTGGGGGCGGTCGTCATGGTGCGGGATCCTCGAGTGGTTGACGGCTACGGGTGAGCGTGACCCGAGGTCACTGGTACGTGACGAGGACGTTGAACGTGACGCCCGAGAGGTTCGCCGTCGTGTTCTCGACGAGCGGGCCGGCGCCGGAGCCGACGACCCACACCTTGAGCTTGTCGGTCGCCTTCTCGTACGTGACCACGTAGCCGCCGCAGTCCTGCCCGGCGACTTCGATGATGTCCACGGTCCCCCCGCCGGCACCCGCGCCGCGCTTCGTGAGCGCGGTGATGAGCGCCGCGAAGCCCGCGGTGCCGCCCGAGGGGTACGCGCCGTCGCCCGCGAACTGGATGAGATCCTTGAACGTGGGCGCGGACGGAACGATCCCCGCCTCGTCGATGAGAGTCATGGTGCCGAGGCTCATGTTCGTCTGCTCCTACTCGAGGGTTACGGGGCGGCGCGGCCGCCCCTTCAGTCATCCGGGCCGACCTACGGTCAGCCGCTCACCTTGACGTTGATCGCCTTCACGACCGCCGTTTCCTCGGCGTAGCGCATGTCGAAGCGGAGGCTCGCGACGATGATGACCACGCCGGCCGACACGTCCTTGTCGGTTTCCATGCGGATCTCCCGCCAGATACCGACGGTCACGTTCTTCGGGTCCGTGAGGACGACGTCAGTGCAGTTGGTGCCCGAGCCGAGGTTCGTCGGGAAGAGCGGCACCTTCACGACGGGGATGCCCGAGTAGCTCGCCTCGCCGCTCTCGAGGAGGTACGAGTCACCGCCCGGCGTCTGCCGGCTCGCGATCGTGTCGCGGAAGTCGATCTCCGCATAGTTGTGCGTGAGGTACTTCAGCATCGACGAGTTCCGGAGGAACGGCGTCGGCATGGTCTTGAGCTGCGACTTCAGGACGTTCTTGTTGAGCGTCTGCGTCTGCGCGTCCACGACGTGCGAGGTGCTCTGCACGAGCATCCCGCCGGCGGGGAGGTTCGCGAGGAACGGGTCGCTCGAGGCGGGGTCGCCCTGGACCACAACCTCGTCCATGTCGCGGCTGATGGCTTCACCCATCAGTTGCATGATCGTCTGCTTGAGCTGATCGCGCTCGATATTGTCCTCGAGCACCTCGTTCGGGAGCCTGACCTCGGCCTTGAAGAGCGCCGCGTCGAGCTCCACGTTCGTGGTGTTCGGCTTCGACCGGTCACCGGCGGCGAGCGCGACGCCCACCTGCCCGGCGCGGAGGATCCGGCCGGCGAACCGGATCTTCGGAACTTCCATCTTGTAGGACTTCATCGGGACCACCGTCGCGAGCTTCATCACGACGCTCTCGTCGATGAGAATCCTCATGAACTTCTGCGCGGTCTCCGGCTGGAGAATGCCGCCGCCGCTCGTGAGGTCCGAGAGGGCGAGGTCTGCCTTCTGGAGGAAGGTCAGGTTCGGGAGGAAGCCGTTCGTGCTCATTGGGAAAGGACCCTTTCTGCTCGCGGTCGAGTTCTAGTTCACTGCCGCCGAGCGGCCGCACTACCGAAGTCTGGCGTCTTTTTCACCGGCGCGTTCATGTCGAGCGGCCACGCGACCGTCGCGCTCGAGGAGCGCGCCTTTGCGATCTCGCCCGGCCCCACCGAGTTCGGTGCGCCGACGCTCTTGCGAAGCTCCGCGTTGTCCGCGGTGAGCTTCTTCACCTGGGCCTCGGCCGCCTCGATGCGCCGCGCGGCCTCGTCCACGGTGAGCAGCATGGTGTCGAGGTCCGCCTTCGCGAGCTCGACGACCTCGCCCGCTTCCACCTTGGCGTTCTTGGTGACCGGCGCCGTCGCGCCCTTTGCCGTCTTGTCCGCGTTCAGCTCGCGGTAGATGCCCGAGAGGGCCGAGAGGATCTGGGAGAGCCGGTTGAGCCTCTCCTTCGCCATCTTGCGGCCGGCCTTCTCGACGGCCTCTTCGTCCTTGCCCGGCTCGGGGTCCTTCGCCTTTTGCGTCCCCTGCGCGGTCACGCCGCCGTTCTCGGTGACGCCGTCGAGATCCTTCGCGGCCTCGGCCGGTGCCGCGCCCTCCGCCGAAGCGTCACCGCCGCCGGCGTACTGAGCGAGCATGCCCTGGAGGGCGGTGCCGATCTCCTTGAGCGAGCCGAGGACGCTCTCGGGCACCGCGGGGCCGGTGGCCTTCTCGTCGGTGGGCGCGTCCTTCACCATGTCGGCCACGTCCACGAGCTTGCTCGCGAGGCCGGTGATCGCCGAGAGGAGCTGGTCTTTCGCCTGCGGTTGCATGGCGGGGAGCGCGCCCTCGGCGGGGGCGCCGCTCTGCGCCGGCGCGCCCGCGCCGTCCGGGCCACCGCCCGGCGTCTGCCCGGCCGTGTCGCCCGCGGTCTCGGCCGCACCTTGCTCGGGGCCCTTCGCGACGGCGGCCGGTGCGGCGGTCTTCGCGGCCGGCGTCTTCGGGGTCGCGGCCTTCGTGACGTTCGCCTTGGGCATGGGGTCTCGCTTCGTTACGAGGAACTTGCGCTTGTTCGCCGCGCGATCCACCAGCGAGACCTCCTTGACGAAGATCCCGAAGAGCCGGTGCGTCGGGGATAGCTCCTCTTCGCCGGGTGTCTGATCGGTGGGCACACCGTCACGGTATCAGCGCGGATTGCGCGGTCAATGGGGTCTCAGCCGGGTGACGGGGCGGTTGCCTCGGCGCCGCCCCCGGTCGGGACCCGCTGTGCCCACCCGCCAATCGATAGCCCGGTAAGCTCCCCGCCCTTGATCTGGGCCCAGAGATCCTCGTTCAAAACGTGGATGACGAGGATCCACGTACCGGCCTTCACCGCCTGCCCGCCCATGGTGAAGTCCACCGGCGCGACGTAGCTCTCGACCACTCTCGCCGTGTCCGACGAGAGCATGGTCTGGTGCATGTGACCGACCTGCTGGAAGTTCTCCAGGTACAGGTGACACGCACTCTCGATCTCGTCGGCCGAGTAGATATCGCCTTGCGAGTCCTGCACCTCGGGCTCGAGGACGATGCCGTAGACGAGCTGCTTATCGGGCAGCACCTCGCCGGGATCGGGCGTGTCGTCCTTGCGCACGAGACGGAGCGGCCGCACCGCGGGCTTCGGGAAGTCGGCGTGCTTGGAGAGCGGCTCGAGGCCCGCGACGTACTCGGGCGGCGCCTTGCTCGCGAACACCACGTACTCGGCACCGGGCACGCGCCACACGTGCGCGCCGCCCTTCTCGAGCGCGGTGGCGGCACCGGGGACCTCGAGCACCGAGAGCACGTGCTCACCGCGCGAGCGCACGAGGTTCTTCGCGAGCCGCGTCAGCTCCTCGAGCGGGTGCTCGCCGTCCGCCGTGACGATCGGGAGGCCACCGGCGGCGCGCTCGACCGCGTCGAGCACCGCGGCCCGCTTGCGCAGCGAGGCCGCGTCGTTGACCTCGGCGCCCCCCGAGAACGCGATCTCGTAAAGCCCCTCGCCGTCCGCGCCGCTCGCGAAACGCGGGGGGAAGCGAGGGGCTTTCGCGTTCACTTGCCCGTCGCCGCCGCGGCGTCTTCCGCCTTCTTGAGCTCCGCCGCCTTGGGCGCGAGAGCGTCGTAGCCGAACGCGGGGACGCCCTTGGCGACGCCCGCCACGAAGTCCGGATCGTTCATGTCGGTCGGCCACCCGTGGTCGTCGCGCGCGCTCTTGCTCACCGCGCTCGCCTCTTGCGCCTCGACGGTCTTGAGGAGCGCTTCGGCCTGCTTGATCAGCGACGCCTTCATGTCCTTCTCGAGCCCCGCCATCGGGATCTCAAGGAGCGCCTTCCGGATCTGCGGGCCCGAGAGTTTGCCGTCGATGTCCTTCACCGCGTAGTGGCGGAAGGCCGAGCCCCCCGCCTGCACGAGGTTCGAACGGCCGGCGGCGTCCTTGAGCACGCCGGGCTCCACCTGGAGGAAGCAGGCGTCGGGGAGCGTGGCGAGGTATGCCGGGCCCCAGGCCGCGTGCGCGCCGCCCATGCCCTTCGCGACCGGCGCCGGCGCGCCCGCGGGCTTGCCGAGGCGCTTGCGGAGCGAGTCGAGCTTCTCGGTGAACTCGGGCGTGCCCGACACGCTCGTCGAGCCCGGGGCCGGCGCGCCCTGGTAGTTGGGATCCTCGGCGTACTGACCGCGCGGGTTCGCGGGCGCCGGCGTCGCGACCTCCTCGGGTTTGACCTGCGCGGGGTCGGTGAACTCGGGGATCGTCTCGCCCGAGCTCCCGTTCATCCAGCCCGTCTCATTCCCGAACGCCTCGGCGCCGTACTCGAGCGCCTTCGCGATGTCGGCCTTGGCGGCCTTCACCTTCTCGGGATCCTTCTCGGCCTTGCACGCGCGGATCATCTTCGCGACGCGCTTGATGTACGCCTTGGACTGCGCGGTGCGGCGTTTCACCGTTTCCTTCATCGCCTTCTCGCTCGCGCTCATGGGCTCGGGCGTGCCCTCGGTCTCGGCCGCGATGCCGTTCTCGTCGCCGTCGTCCGTGTCGGGCGCCACCGCCTCGAGCAGCGCGACCACGCCATCGACCGCTTCCTTGAGGTCGGCGGTGAGGAGGCCGCCGCCCGCGTCGATCGCGTCGGTGATGTCGTTGAGGCGCTGGCTCGCGAGCATGACGATGTCGGCGCCGTCACCGCCGAGCGTGCTCTCGTCGCCGGCACTCGAGGTGCCGTCGGGCGCGGCCGCACCGGGATCGTCGGCCTTTACGACCTTCGCGACGGGGGGCTTCGCGGCGGGCGCGGGCGCGGTCTTCGTGGTCGGGGTTGTCGCCGTCTTCGTGGCCATGGTCGTCTCCGTTGCGGTAGGGGTGGCGGCGGGGGGCGTAGCGGCGTCGACGTACGTCTCGATCACCTTGGTCGGCTGACCGACGAGAGCGACGGCGCCGTTGGCGTAAGCGTAACCGACCTTCCAGAGATCGCCGTCGTAGGTGACGACGGCGTAGTCGTCGAACATGTCCCGCACGTAGCAGTAGGGCCCCTGGTAGTTGGGCCCGTTCCACCCCGGCGCGATCGCGTCCTTCACCGCCGCCTCGACGAGACCTTGGAGCTGGCTGAACGAGATGCCGGGCGCCTTGGTGACCTTGGTGCGCTTGTCGTTCGCCGGCGGGTGTTTCTTCGGGTCGGGCATCGTCGTCGCCTCCGCCCCTATCCCTATCACCGAGGGGCGACGGCTCGCAAAGCCGCGAACGCCTTCGCCGCCTTGGAGGCGAAGCGCCCGTGATCGTCACGCGAGCGCCCGTCACCACCGCCGCCGCCCTTGGGCTTCGCCTTGCCCTTCCCCTTGCCGCCCTCGTGCTCGGGCTTCTTCTCGCCGCCGCCGCCGCCGCCGTGACCCGCGTGCGCCGCCGGCTTTTTCTCGCCGTGGGCCGCGTGCCCCTTCGGCTTTTTGCCGCCGTGACCCTCGGGCTTCTTGTGCCCCCCCTCGCCGAGCTCCCCGATCCGCTCGGCGGCCTCGCGGGCGTGCTCGCCCACGCTCTCGGCCGCGGCGTCGCCCCCCTCGCCGGCCTTCGCGACCTCGCCCTCGAAGTCCCCACCGGCAATGTCGGCCGCCCGCACGAGGCCCGCCTCGGCGGCGTACCCCGCGTTCATCGCCGCGAGCCGCGCGCGCATCGCCGCGATCGTCCCCTCGGGGCCGGGCGGCGCCTCGGGGCTCCCGGGGGCCGTGTCGTTCCACTGATCGGGCGCCGGGAAGGGCGCGCCAAGCCGGCCGCTCTCGCGCATGTCGGGGGAGCCCACCTTGCGCATCGCACCGAGGAGCTTCTCGGCGCCGAGCGCGCCGCGCGGGTCATGCCCGAGGAGCGAGCGGACGACCGCGAACGGTACCGCATACGTCGAGCCCATGATCTCGGCTGGGCCGTGGAGACGGAACGCGAGCTCGGCCCGCGCCGCACTCGGGAAGCCCAAGAAGACCTTCCACTCGTCGAACGCCGGCGGCGTGCCGAAGGTGTGCTGCGCGATCCAGTACGTGTGCTCCGCCTCGGCATCGGGCCCGATGTAGACGTCAATCCCTTCGCCGTCACCCCCCTCGGTCTCGGGGAAGAAGCCATAGTCGTACTGGTAGACGCGCTGCCACGTTGAGCCGTCGGGCCGTTTGCCCTCTTGCACGAAGCCCTTGGGGCGATCGATGACGAGGGGCACGCCGGCGAAGTCGAGCTTGTACGTCGCGCCCTCGCCCTTGAGTAGGCGATCGAAGCGGCGGTGGATGACCTCGAGCACCGAGCGCTTCGCGAGCCGCGTGCGGAGGGTGGCGAGCGCGCGTTCGTAGTCGGGCGTCGCGCTCGCGAGGATCCGGCCGTCCCCCTGCGTGCGCCAGTCCTCGCTCTCGGCCGTAGGCTCGTCGGGGTACGTGGGGTCCTTCTCGCGCGGCGGCGCGCCACCGCTGCCGTTCACGGTCTCCGAGAACGCGGCGGGGCCGAAGGCGTCCCCCTTCTCGCTGTAACCGGCGGCATGCGCGGCTGCGCCTTGGCGCACCGCGTCCTCACGGCTCGCGTACACCTTGCCGTGGTTGCCCCAGCGGTAGCCCCCTTCGACCTCGTGGACCGGCATGCGTCACCCCGCCGAGCGGTAAAGGCGCTCCTTCGGCGGCTCCCACGGCTCCCCGTTGAGGAACGCTTTGAGCGCGAAGGGGAGCGTCGCGAGCGCCCGAGATTGTGAGAAGCCCTTCTCGGCGCGGAGCATCTTGAAGGTCTTGATGACGTACTCGCCGCGCCGGCGGACCTCGGCTTCGGTGCGGTGGTTCATCGGGTGCGTGACGAAGCTGACCGCGACGAGGTCGTGCACGTCGGCGGTGACCTTCTGGAGATCCGCCTTGGAGTTGAGCAGATCGACGAGGGGGCTCGAGGTCGTGACCGGGCGAGTCATGCCCTCACGGTATCAGTCGCGGGGATGAGCCGCACCCCCGTCGCCGTGGCGGTGCGGCAGCGGGCCTTGGCGCCGCACGTGGTGCAGCCCGGCGTCGCCGGCGTCGCTCACGCGCGCGAGCTCCACTACCTCGCCCGGCTGATCGTTCGCCTCGCAGTGCCCGCCGGCGGCTACGGGGCAGAGCGGGTAGGCGTTCGGGCACCACGTGCCGTCGTCGCATGGCGTCTCGGTGGTCTCTTGCGTAGGGCCGCCGAGGATCGGGAGCGCGAGGTGGCAGGCGAGGCCGAGGCCGGCGCCGCCGAGGATCATGACCGAGAGGATCGAAGCCTTGAGCGTGGGGCGCTTCATGCCGCCGAGGCTATCACACGGGCTCGGTGGTGCACCGGCACCGGCCGTGGAACGGCGCCTCGGTGACGCCGATCGCGGCGAGCTTCCCCTCGCTCGCCGCGCGCCCGTACCGCCCCTCCTCGTCGCGCTCGCCCGTGGCGTCGTCGATCACGTCGGCGATGTGGTGCACCTCGCCCCCGCTCTCGGCATAGAGGAACCGGTCGCCGTCCTCGGTGCGGCCCACCTTCACGAACGGCTGGCGCTCGGTCACCGCGTACGGATCGCCGCTCGCCTCCACCTCGTGGAACCGGTCGATCGAGGTCTCGACCTCGAACTCTCGGCCGTTCATGAACCGGCAGATCACGCACGTCACTTCGTCGAGCGCGGCGCTGTTGACGAAGCGTTCGATGCCGGCCTCGGTGTACCCCGAGAGCTGCCCGTAGGAGCGTGCTCGGGCGACATGTATCGACGCCACCTGATCCCAGTACGAGGCCGCGCGCCCGAGCATGGGGCTCGTCAGCTCGTCACGGAGCATGTCGGCGATGTCGGCGCGCCCGAGCCCCTTGTCGAGACCGTCGGCCACGATGTCGCGCGCGCGCTGCTCGTACGCGGTAGCGCGGACGCCGTATTGATCGGTGATGTAGCTGCCTTGGCTCGAGGCCGCGAAGTCCACGACCTTGGCGTCTTGCGTGTTCAGATCCGCGGTGATCGCGAGCCCGTGCCGCTCCCCGACGGCGGCCTTGGTGGCCTCGACGACCGAGGTGAGGTCGCCGCGGAGGATCGTCTCCACCTTGGGGATCACGAGCTTCGGCACGGCGAGGAAGCCCTGCGCGGCCGCGCCGATCACGCGATCGCGCTCGGCGGCGGTGAGCCCGTCCCACCGGCGGTCGAGGAGCTTTGCCGCGCGCCGCAGCGCGGCCGCGTCGGCCTTGCCGGTGACGTGGGTGAGCTTCCCCACGAGCCGCCGCACCACGCCGTCGAAGCCCGCGCGGGTGAGGACGCCGGCGCCGGGCACCGCCTTCTCGATGCCCACGCCCTCGAGCAGGTCCCCGACCGCTACCTCGCCCCGAGCGAGGTAGCGCCAGTCATCACTCAGCCGCCGCATCGTCGCGCACGACCCACGAGTCGAGCACGTCTTTCGGGACCTCGAGCGTGATCGTCGTTTCCTCCTCGGTGGCCTTGCGGAGCGATGCCGCGTACGGCGCCTGCGAGCGCTTGCGCATGCCGTCGCGCAGCGCGATCAGGCGGCCGGTGACGGCGGTGAGGTCTCGGAGCGCGGGGTTCGGGGTGGGCGTGCCGTCGGGGGCGGGCGGGCCCGCGGGGAGCGCGCCGGCGATGGGGCCACCGCCCGCGGCCGCACCGGGCTCGAGGATCGAGCCGTCGGGCTCCGAGATCATGCCGGCGGTCGTCATGACCATCGGCTGCCGCGTCCAGTCGGCGTCCACCTTGGCGATCCGCTTGTTCAAGATGTCGGCCGCCACCTCGCGCGCCTCGCCCGCGGTGAGCACGCCGCGCGCGCAGAGCACGTCGAGGATCTTCACGAGATCCATCGGGTCGCGGTTGACCGGCGAGTTCGACTTGAAGCGCCAGAACCGCACGCCGAGCGCGGCGAAGATCAGGCGGTTGATCATGTCGTCGAACGCCTCGCGCTCGCCTTGGAACACCTGGGTCTCGGCGTACTCGAGCGCGGCCTCGGCGGTGGCGCGGTTGAAGTCTCGGGTGTCACCGCGGAGGAGACGAGGCACGCGGAACGACTGGCCGATCTTGTCCTGGTTGTTCTGGTCGTAGACCTGGAAGAGCGCGTCGTCTTGCTGCGCGTCGCGGAGCGGCACGAGCTCGAGGCGGACCTTCCCGGTCTCGACTTGCGCGGGGCCCTTGCCCGCCTTCGCGCTCTCGGCCTCGATGCAGAGGATCTTGTGGAAGTTCTCTTTCCCCCGGATGTTGTCGGCGATGTAGCTCTCGATCCGGTCTTGCGCGCCGGCGGCCAGCTTGCCGCCCGAGACGAGGAGGGCGAGGGGGGGGACGGCCTTATTGTCGAAGTAGAGGAAGTTCACTTCCTCGCTCGCGCGCGAGCCGAGCACCGAGAGGAGGTTCCCGATCCACCGCGGGATCCCGTACGGCGAGCGCGGTGACCACACGCGGAAGTGGATGATCTCGGTGGCGGGCCCGTCGTGCTGCGCCGAGCGCACGAGCTCGTCCTCATTCGCGAACACGCGCCCCGTGCGCTTCGAGATGACCCGCGGGTCGCCGAACTCCTTGAAGTAGACGATGCGGTCGAGGACGATCTGGATGTAGCGGCGGAAACGCTTCTTGACCCGCACGTCGGCGTAGCGGATCGGCGAGACCTTGCGCGGCGTCTTGACCTCGTGGAGCACGTGCTCGATCGGGGCGAGCCGCATCGAGTACGAGGGCACGAGGTGGAAGCCGGCGATCTTCTTCTCGCCGTTGCGCACGACCTCCCAGTACGAGTTACCGGTCACCTCGAGATCCTCGCGCATGCGGCGCCGGAGCTCCTTGAACGAGATGTCGCCGGCGCAATGGTCCGTGAACGTCTCGACCTTCGCGCGCTCAAGACGGGCGAGCGCGAGGATCTCTTTCTTCTTCGCCGCCACCTCGTCGGGGGTGGGGAACGGCGCGGTCAGCTCGCCGCGTGACTCCGCCTCCTCGAGCCGATCGAGGTAGAGCGCGTCGGCGACCTGCTCGTCCACCTTGGGATCGTCGGGGTCGAAGATCGCCTCGAGCTGGTGACCGAAGCCGTCGACGTTCGTCTTGTAGGCGTCCACGTTGGGCCGCAGCGCGTTCGAGTGCTCGAGGAGACTCGAGAGCACCTCGGGGTCGTACGGGGGGAAGAGCGCCCCCGCCATCGTGAAGAGCGTGTGGACGTCATCGGAGCTGGGGAGGGCGTTGGTGCCCTGCACGTCGAGGCTCGAGGCGGCACCGTCCCCGATCGCGCCGCCGAAGCCCGCCTTGGCCACCGGCACCGAGAGCACCTCGTCGCGGTCGAGTGCGTGCGCCCCCTGGGGCATGAGGTACGGCGGGAGGTTCTCGCCGCGCTCGAAGGCGCCGGCGCGCTTGCCGGCGTCGGCGAGGAGTGACTCTACCTTCTCGCGGAGGGCCTTCGCGTCCATGCCGCGGAGCTTATCGCACTCGCCGCCGTCGGTCGCGCGCTCAGAACCCGAGGCGCTGGGCGAGCATGAAGACGACGGGCGTCTCGCCGCCGCTGATCGTGGTGGTGTGCGCCCGCACTTGCTTCACCGCGAGCCCGGCCTGGATCGAGTCGAGGGTGAAGATCCCGTTCGCCAGCGGGGTCTTGATCGTGGCCCACGTGGTGCCGTCGAGGGTGGCTTCGAGGAAGAGCGCGCTCGAGGTGATCCCGCTCACTTGGAAGGTCACGCGGTAGCAGTCCGAGATGTCGAACGAGGGGGCGCCCCCACCAGCGGAGGGGTCGATGTTGAGCGAGAGGTGCTGGGTTTCCATGCCCCCGACCGTATCACCCGGCCGGGGGCTCGTCTCGGTTCAGCGCTCGGTGACCGTGGTGGGCTCGCCGGGGGCATAGCGGGTGGTCGCGCCGTCGACGCTCGTCACGTAATGCTCCGGCCCGCAGAGCCACTCGTGCGGCGCCTTGCCCGCGGGGGCCTCGGGGAAGATCTGCTCGCACTCGGGGCACCGTGCGAGCTTCGGCTCCGGCCGTAGCCCGCCGAGGTGGCGCGTCATCGCGTCACGCGCGACGCGGAAGCTCTCGGCCCACGTGGCCGCGCTGACCACGTGCCCGAGCGAGGCCACAACGGCGCCGGCGAAGATCCAGCCCTTCGCCCCGCACCGGAAGCAAAAGAGCAGCGGGCCGACGGTGGCGTGCTTGTGATCGAGGTCGTCGAGGGTGATCTCGGCCGCCCCCACCGGCGCGATCGCGTCGGCGTGGGGGCAGAAGACCGGCGGGGGGGACGGCTCGGTGGCGCTCATCAGTTGGCGTCCTTGGTGACGAGCGTGGGGCCCGGCGCGTACGAGCCCGCCTCGCCCTCGTCGCTCGTGACCCAGGCGCTGATCACGACGAGGGGGAAGCGTGGCGTCTCGAGTGCCACCGCCGCCCCCTCGATGAACGCGCGCAGCTCGTCGGCGGTCTTCAGGCGCACGTAGGAGAGCGCGGGGGAGATCGCCTTGAGGTCTCGCAGGATCCGGCCGGCCTCTTGCGCGGCCGCTTGCTGCGCGAGCACCGAGCGATCGACCGCCTCGCGCGCGGCGGCGATGTCGGGTTGCCCGAGCGCCGCCCCGAGCTCGCGCACGGTGAGCGAGGCGATCGGCCGATCGAGCTCCGGCGGCGTGCGCCCGAGGATCGCGCGGCAGCCGTGCTCGATCAGCGCCTCGAGCGTGTGCCCGGGGCAGCACTTGGCGCCCTCGGTGAGCTTCTCGGCCGCCTCGGTGACGAGCGCCTGGAGCGCGGGGGGAAGGGTGACGAGGCCCGCTTGATGGTCGCTCACCGCTCACCTCCCGCCTCGCGCCGCGCAACCTCAACGCTCTTCGCCGCCTCGCGCATGTCGCCCGCCACCTTGGCGAAGGCCGGGTGGTCCTTCAAGATCCGATCGAGCGTGCGCTCGCCGATCCCGAGGTTCTTCGCCACCGTGGGGAGGTGACCGCGCCCCTGCGCGATCGCCGAGAGCACGTGGTCGCTCGCGCGCCCGGGGTCCGAGGTGAGCCACCCGTGCAGCGCTCGCGCCGCCTTACCCTGCTTCGCCTTGTCCTTGTCCGCGCTCTTGAGCGCCGCCTCCAGCCGTTCCTCGAGATCCTTTGCCATTGCGGGCCTCCTGAACGCCCAAGGCCGGCCCGGTCACCCGGGTCCGGCCTTACACCAGCGCGCGGCCGGTGTTACGCGGAGGGCGCCTTGGGGGCGGCGGGCATGACCGAGCCGGCGAGCCGCTCGAGGTCGAGCCGGCGCTCGGCGTCCTCCTCGTGGCGGGCGATCCACGAGATCGCGTTCGAGGCGCGCCAGGCGTTCTCGCCGGCGGGGAGGTTGATGACGTCACCGCTCTCGAAGGCGTCGATGACCGCCTTGGTGGTGGTCTTGGGGAGGCTCTTGAGCGCGGCGCGGATCTGCGCGCTCGCGAAGGGCGCGGCGGCCGCGGTGGTGATCTGCTTCATGAGGTTCTCGGTGCGCGCCGGGCCGAAGGCGCCCCGCACCACGTCTCGGAGGGCCGAGGCGCTCGTCGCCGTGTCGAGCCGCAGCGTGCGGTCGCTGAGCATGGTGTCATCGCCGAGCCGCTTGCCCAGGTGGACTTGCTTGAGCAGGTTCTCGTTCGTCATGCCGTTGAGGCACACCACGCGCACGGCGAAGACGCGGACGCCGTGGGTGCCGTTCCCGTAGTCGCTGTTCGACCACTCGGCGCCCACGATCATGTATTCGCCCGGGATCGGCTCCACCACGCGGGGCAGGATCATCTTGATCGCCACGCGGGTCTCCGTGGCGTGACCGTCGTACGGGAGGGCGCCGTGCTTGTCGGCCTCGGTGACCATGGCCTCGAGCAAGGGCCGCGAGTCGAGCCGGCGGTACGAGTCCGAGAGCCACCCGCGCAGCGAGTTCCCCACCGAGCGCACGAGCGCGCGGCCCTCGTGGTGCGTGTAGTGGCGGGTCAGGATCTCGGCCGCGAGCTCGCGCTTCCACGAGGGGGCGGGCTCGGCGCCGGGGGCGGCCGCCTCGAGCAGGCCGCGGAGGTACGGGCCGGGCACGCCCGCGCGCTCGGCGATCTGGCCGATCGCGTAGTCGGTGGGGGTGAGCACGTCACCGCCGACGTTCGCCACGATCCCGCGGTTGCCCGCCGTGGGCTCCCACTTGACCGCGCCGAGCTTCGCGATCCGGTCAGTGGGGACCGAGGACTCGATCCCGCGCATGACCGCCGCCGCGCGCTGCGTGCCCTCGGCGATCCGCCGCTCGAGGATCGCGAGGTACTTCCCGGCCTCGGGGGTGGGCGCCTCGATCCGCACGGGGAGGGCCGGCAGCGCCTCGACCGGCGCCTCGATCCGCATGCCGTGGCCGCGGTTGATCCGGGCGGCCGCGGCCGCGTGACCAGCCTCGAAGGCCGCGCGCGCCGGGTCGCCGAGCACCTCGATCTCTGCGCTCGCAATGGCCGCCGCTTGGTGCGTGGCCTCGAGCAGAGAGGGGGCCACCGGCGCCGCGATGGGCGCGGGCGCGGCCGTGTGCCGGCCCTCAACGAAGTCCACGTAGCTCATGTCCTCACCGGTAACGATTGAGTTTTCCATCTCGGCTCCTCTCGCGCCACCTTGGCGCTTCGGATAGCTTGACCGCAACATCGTAGCGCCGCAACTGGCGCCACACGATTGTTCCGCTAGGCTCAAGTCACGGCAACCGCAGGAGGTTTGAATGATGAGCATGGCGCGCACTTGGAACGTTTTTGCCTCGGCGATCGGGCAACAGCTCGCTACGCCACCGCCCCCACCAAAACCGCGACGCACTCGGATCCTCGCCGAGCGCTTCGCGGCGTTCGTCGATCTCAACGGCCCGATTCCGGCACATCGCCCCGAGTTGGGCCCATGCCACATCTTTCGGTCAGCTCGCCCAGGCGAGTACGGTCAGTTCGGTCTTGGTGGCCGCACGAGGCGCGCACACCGAGTCGCTTTCTTCATCGCCGAAGGGCGGTGGCCCGTTCCTAACGCTTGCCACCATTGCGACAACCGCCCCTGTGTGCGGCGCTCGCATCTCTTCGAAGGCACGACTCTCGACAACATGCGCGACATGGTTGCCAAGGGGCGGCACCGCTCCGCGCGGGTGAGCCCGTGATCGGCGCGGTGCTCGTGCCGGTCTCGGGGAGCATCCTCGGCGAGGATCGTACGGTCGCGTACGCGGTGGAGCCCCGCGGGTGCCGCTCGCCCGTCGAGGCGTGGGCGTGGTGCTACCACCTCGCGGTGCACTTGCTCGAGGCCGGCCTCCACCACCCCCGCGACCTCCGCGTCGAGTCGATCGGCGTCGAGCCGCCGGGGCAGCGGGGCGATCGCCTCCACGCCAACGGCGCCCCCCGCGTGCGGATCGCGGTCCATGGCGACACCCTCGCGCGCGAGCTGCGCGCCGCGGTCAACGGCGCGATCGTGCGCGTGAGCGAGGAGCGCCGATGAGCACCCTCGCCGAGATCCACTACACCGTCGAGGTCCCGCGGCGCGGCGCGATCCGGAAGACGAAGACCGTGCGCGCGAGCGCCGAGGGCCTCCCCGCCGCCGTGCAGCGCGCGCAGGCGAAGCTCGAAGACGTGGGCGCTTACCAGATCGTCGTGCGGTACGAGGTGGCGTCTTGATCGCCGCGCTCGTCGAGCTGCTCATCGGCGCCGCCGCGCTCGATGTCCTCGCCAACCACTGGGCCTCGGGCGAGCTCCTCGAGAGCGACCCGACCGCGCACCTCACCGCCGCGATGTGGGTGGTGGCCACCGCGTTCCCCGATCCCGAGCGCGAGTGGTGCACGCCGGCCGATCCCTGCTTGCACTGCCCCACGTGCGTCCCCGACTCGCCCACGTCGTGGGATCCGCGCGCCGAAGCTTTCTGGTCTTGAGCCCTCAAGGCCCCGCACCTCGATCCGTCCCTTCCACGGCAAGGAGCCCCACACCATGACCGCCACCACGTCACGCCGAACCACCGCCGTCCCCGCGTTCACCGCCCTCGAGCTGACCCTGCTCGACTACTTCGAGAGCACAACCGACACGCCCGACCTCGTGGTGCTCGCCTCGAGCTCGCGCCGGGCCGCCGCGCTCACCGTGCGCGCCCTCGAGTGCCGCGAGCTCCTCGAGCCCGAGGTCAGCTTCACGTCCCTCGAGCGCACCCTCGTGCGCTACTTCGACGCGACCGAGGCACTCATCCGCCGCAAGCTGATCAAGGGGTGCCGGTGCGGGTGCGCGTACACGGCCGAGGAGTGGGCCGCGCGCCCGGTCCGTTACACCCGCACGGACGAGATCGACGGCGCGGTCGAGGCGCGCGACTGCGTGTGCGGCTCTACCCTCGAGCACGCGAGCGCGCGCACGCGGTAGCTTCGGAATGACGCACGGGTTATGGTGCAGCCATGCCCGACGGTGAGACAACCTCGTTCTTCTCTCAAGTCATCCGCGACGTTCGATCCGCGCGTGGTCTCACGCAAGACGAGTTCGCGAAGGTCTGCGGTGTGACGCAGCCCGCGGTGGTGAAGTGGGAACGGGGGCGCCCCCTCGCCGAGGCAACGCTCGGGCGCATTGCCGAGCGGCTCGGGCTCACGCTCGCGGCGCTCCTCTACCCGAACGTCGCCAAGGGGTACCGGGAGTTCGAGAAGCGCCGCAAAAAGCGGAAGGAGAGAGGCCATGCGAACCGATCATCGTGACGTCCTGACCGAGGCGCCGCCGCGTGAGCGTGCCGCGCGCGTGCGCCTCCTACTCGCCGAGGGCTGGTCACCCTCGCGCATCCTCGCCGAGGTCCCCCACCTCGACCCGGCGCTCGTCGCCGGCGGCGACATGAGCCGAGACCTGCGGCCAATCGGCCCCGAGCGTTCGCGTCACGCGAGCGCGAATTGAAGCCGCTCGCCGAGCGCTTCGCTTTGCGCGTCAACCTCAACGGACCGATCCCCGCGCACCGCCCCGAGCTCGGGCCCAGCCACGAGTGGACCGGCGCGACACAAGGCTCGCTTGGCTACGGCTCGATCCGGGTGGATGGCCGCCGTCGCCTCGCTCATTGCGTCGCGTTCTTCCTCGCCGAGGGGCGGTGGCCGAGCCCGCAAGGTCTCCACCATTGCGACAACCCGCCGTGCGTTCGCCGCGAGCACCTTTTCGAGGGATCGCAGGCGGACAACCAGCGGGATATGGTTGCGAAGGGGCGTCACGGCAGGCGCGCCCATGACGATGCCGGGCTGCTGATGCTGCTCATCAGGTAGGCGGACCGGCTACCGATCTTCGGTTGTACCGTAGCGCCAATACTGGCGCCATGACCGTTCGCGCTATACAGCATCGACATGCCGCGGGGACGCGGCGAGGAGGGTGACTCGATGATCAAGGTGCTCGCGGCGGCGATTGTGGTGTGCGGGCTCATGGCGTGCGGCGGTACGCCGGCGGGTACGGGTACGATCACGGGGCCGGCGCCCACCGGCTCGGTCACGCCGTGCGGCACCGGCACCACGCCGGGCGCTGACGGCTCGGCGGGCCCGATGGGGCCCACGGGTGCCGCCGGCGTTGACGGCACGCAGGGCCCCGCCGGCGCGCCGGGCGCCACGGGTGCACCGGGCCCGGTCGGCCCGCAGGGGATCCCGGGCGTGCAAGGCCCCGCCGGCCCCGTTGGCCCCGCGGGTGGTGAGGGCGCGCAAGGCCCGGTCGGCCCGCAAGGCCCCGCCGGCCCCGTTGGCCCCCAGGGCCCCGGGCTCTCGGCCTCGAGCGTCTACCAGATCTATGCCCCCGGCCCGGGCTCGTTCTTCTCGACCACGAGCTCCGCGGGCGAGGTCACGTGCGGCTTCGCCACCGCGAGCTGCACCGCCGGCGACATCATGCTCGGGGGCTCGTGCATCTGGGACGCGAACACGCTCGCCACGTACGGCGAGTTCCTCGGCCAGGCGCTCCCCTCGCCCCTCGTGCAGAACTCGCTCGGTCAGAAGCAACCGCCGGCGAACGCCTACCAGTGCCGCGTCTGCGCCGCGAGCAACGGCACCGCACAGAGCCACGCCGTGAACGTCTCCGCCGTCATCACTTGCGTGCACCCCGGCTGACCGCTACACCACTCGCACACGAAGGCCCGCACGGCGCAAGCCGGGCGGGCTTCGTCGTTCCGGGGTATAACGGCGGGGTCATGAGCGCCGCCGACCCGTACACCGCCCTCCGCGAGCTCGTACGCGATCCGCTCGCGTTCCGAGTCCTCAAGTCCTACATCGAGCGCCGCCGCATCGATCGCGAGACGACCCTCGAGCGCGCGATCGAGATCGTGACCGGGCGCGTGCGCTCGGGCGAGCTCTCGCTCCTCGTGGCCGAGGCGAGCAAGCCCGACCCCGTGTGGCGCGAGGAGCGCGCGCTGCACGAGGTCATCAAGCGCGCGGTCGCGCCGTTCGCCGGGCACGCGCCGAGCCCCTCGACCCTCGAGTCGATCCGGCTCGTGGTGGAGGAGGCGTGCGTGAAGCGCTACCCCCGCCATGCGCGCCGCTACGTGCGCAAGGTGGTGCGCGAGGCGGTGGGCCACACGCTCGACCGCCTCGAGATCCGCGGCGCGGTGATCGTGGCGGCGCTCGCGGGCTTCCGGCCCAACTAGCGCGAGAGCATCACGATCGTCCCGTTGCCGCTCGTGCAGCTCCCGTTGCCGGTCGCCGAGACCTGGAACGTCGTCGAGCCCGTGACCTTGATTCCCCAGCCGCCCGAGAGGTCGTTCCCCGTGCCGGTATTGATCGCGGTGTTCCCGGTGCTGCCGTGGATCGCCACCGTGTCCCCGCTGATGAAGTTGTGGGCGGCCTGCGTCGTGATCGTGGTGGGGTTGCCCGAGGTGGTGCACGTCGAGACCGTGGCCGAGGTGACGTTCGGGCTCGTCGAGTAGTTGTTTTCATAGATGACCGCGAAGCTCTGACCGTTCCCGCCCCCCGGCGAGCCCATGGTCCAGCCGTAGTAGAGCAGCGAGCTCGGGGCCGCGATCGTTTCGTAGTCGGACCAAACGATGCCGTTGTTCGACCACTGCTCGTGCAGGTCGGTCCCGTCCATGAGGAACCGAAACCAGTTGAGCCCGTTCCCGCCGGCGAACTGGTTGAAGACCGCGCTTTGCTCGTAACCGAGAGTGATCCGCCCCGCGCCGGGGTGCTCGGTCTGGTTGTGCATCCCCGGGGTGCCGTTGTTCAACCAGCTCGACAGGCAATACGCCGTGTCGCTCGTGGTGGTGCCCGTGCTCACGCAGAGCCCGAAGTCCGGATATTGCGTATGCGTGAAGTACGGCGCCCACTGCGCGACGAGGGTGACCATCCAGAACGTGCTCGTGGAGAGCGTCTGAGATTGGAGCCCCATGTTCCCGTTACCGCCGCCGTCGGGGCACATCGCAAGGAACGAGTCACCGCGCTGGAGGACGCCCACGGTGCCGGCGATCGTGTACGAGCTCGCGAGCGGGGGCTTCACGAGCTGACGGGTAATCCCGAAGTTCCGCCATGCCGACGCGGTGGGGTCGTCGATCGAAAGCTCCGCGTTGTCCGTGCCGGCGAAGAGCGTGCTCGCGCCCGCGCTCGAGGCGCGCCCGGCGGCGGTCCCCACCGAGGCCGCCGAGAGGGCCGCCGTGTCGGCGACGCCGCCGGTCTGGTGGACGAAGCCGGTGCCGGTGGGGTTCGCACGGTTGCCGACCTTGCCGAGCGGTGGTGCGCCCGAGGCGTGGGGCCCGAGGCTCAAGACGAGCGAGACCACCGCGAGCACGAGCGCGGCGAGCGCGGAGGCGGGCGTGTACTTCTTGAGGTCCATCGGGGCTCCTTAGAACGGGATGTAAAGCGTGTCTGTCGTGTCGGCGACCCACGTGTACGCCTCGATCGTCGTCGAGGTGTACGAGGCGTTCGCCGCGAGCGTGGCGCCGGTGTTCGGGTTGATCAGCGACCACCCGGTGGGGGGCGTGACCTTGTACCCGAACGTCCCGCCGATGAGCGCAATCTGGTGGGGGGCGCCGTCCGAGTCGCTCGCAGGGAGCTGGTAGACGCATTGCGCACCGGTGGCGTTCGCGCGGTTGTAAGTCGCGCCGACGGCGAGGTTCGTTGTGCCCGTGGTCTGCGTCGAGCCACCGACGAACGACCCGCTTGCGCCGGTGGCCCCGGTGGCACCGGTCGCACCCGTTGCCCCGGTCGCACCGGTGGCGCCGTTCGATCCGTTCGTACCGGTGGCGCCGGTTGCACCCGTTGCGCCCGTCGCCCCGTTCGATCCCGCCGTGCCGGTCGCGCCGGTTGCCCCCGTGGGCCCGAGGTCTCCGTTCCGATCGAACGCCATGAGGATCGCGTCGCTCGCAACGAAGGGGCTCGCCGTGTTCGACGTGATCTCGGTGACCGCGAGCTCGGTGTACGCGGTGTGATCGGTGCGGCTCGAGATCGAGAAGAGGATGAATTGCGTGGTATCCGAGACCTTGACGAGCCGGATATAGCCCTTGAGCGTCGAGGTGCTCGCGTCGAACTGCGCGAGGGCGTTCGTGAGAGTCGCCGAGTTCGCGTCGGTCTTGCTCACGTAGACCGCCGTCGACGTGTTCTCGGTCGCGTTGTTCACGCGCAGCTTCCCCGAGCCCGGGTCCGCGTTGCTCGTGCCCGTGTCGAACGTATACGAGAACGTCGCGGCCCCACCGTACGGCCCGATCGAGCCCGCGCCGCCCGGCCCCGTTGCGCCCGTGGCGCCGGTGGGCCCTGTGATCCCCTGCGAGCCCGTCGCGCCCGTTGGCCCCGTCGCACCGGTGGGGCCCGTACCGCCGGTCGCGCCGGTGGACCCCGTTGCGCCGGTTGCCCCGTTGGTCCCGTTCGTCCCCGCGGTACCCGTGGCGCCGGTGGGGCCGGTGATGCCCTGAGCGCCGGTCGCACCCGTTGCCCCGGTCGGGCCTGTGATCCCTTGAGCCCCGGTGGCCCCCGTCGCCCCGGTGGCGCCGGTGGGGCCGATCGGACCCGTCGGGCCGACCGGGCCGAGAGCGCCCGTTGCACCGGTGTTCCCGATGCCGGCAAAGGCACCGGGGATCCCTTGCGCGCCCGTGTTCCCCGTGGGGCCGACGTTGCCTTGCGGGCCCGTGGCACCTTGCGGCCCCGTGGCGCCGGTTGCGCCGAGGTCACCGGCGGGCCCCACGTTCCCGGTCGCACCCGTGGCGCCGGCCGCACCTTGCACGCCCTGAGCGCCGGTTGCCCCGGTGGGGCCGGTGGCGCCGGCCGCGCCGGTGGGGCCGATCCCGCCCGTCGCGCCGTTGAGGCCCGCCGCGCCCGTTGCACCTTGCGGCCCGGTCGGCCCGGTTGCACCGGTACCCCCGGCCGCCCCCGCCGCACCCGTTGCCCCGGTGGCACCCCCGGGCCCGGTCGCACCCACGCCACCGATCGGCCCCGTGCCGCCGGCCGGCCCTTGCGCGCCGGTGGCGCCGGTTCCCCCCGTGGCACCCGAGGGCCCCGCCGCGCCCGTGGCGCCGGTCACGCCGGCCGCGCCGGTCACGCCTTGGGCACCCGTGGCCCCCGTCGGCCCCGCCGCGCCTGTCGCGCCGGTAGGGCCCGCGGCGCCCGTTGCCCCGTTCGTGCCGTTGGCACCCGCGGCACCCGTCGCCCCCGCCGTACCCGCGGCACCAGTCGCACCGGTCGGCCCGGTGGCGCCGGCCGAGCCCGCGGCACCGATGGCGCCGGTTGCCCCCGCCGCACCGTCCACGCCCGCAGCACCCGTCGCACCGGTGGGCCCGGTCACACCGACGCCCGTAGCACCGGTCGATCCCGTCGCCCCCGTGGGGCCGAGCGCACCCGTCGCACCCGTCGCGCCGGTCGATCCCGTCGCGCCGGCGGTGCCCGCGGTGCCCGCCGCACCCGCGACACCTTGCGCGCCGGTCGGCCCGGTGTTCCCTTGAGCACCCGTTGCGCCCGTCGCGCCGGTGTTCCCCGTGGCCCCGGTGGGGCCCGCGTTACCTTGCACGCCGGTGGGGCCGGGCGCGCCGGGGTTGCCTTGCGCGCCGGGGCCACCGGCCGCGCCGGTCGGGCCGGGTGGGCCTACCGGCCCGGTGCCACCCGTCGCACCGGCGGCGCCGGTCGCCCCGGTGTTACCCGCGGCGCCGGTGCCACCCGTCGCGCCCGTGGGCCCGACCACGAGCTCGATGACTACGTGCTCGGGATCCTCGAAGCCGAACGACATGCGGCAACGCTATCACCGAGCCCGTGGGCCGTCGCGAGCGAGCTACTGCCAGGCCCGGTACCGATCGGCGCGGTAGTGCCGGAGGTTCCCGTTCGTGTCCGCGACGTTATTGAACTTGGCGCCGTCGAAGGTGATCAGGTGCGCGAAGTGCCCGTGCGGGATGATCATCGGGTGCGGCGGGTACGTGTCGTTCTGGTACTGCGGGATCAGGAAGTTCCCTCGCTTCGTCATGGTGATGTCGTAGACGTTGCAGTCTCGGTAGCCGGGCAGCTCGGGGTACGTGTCCGGGAGCGAGTACACGCTCGGCGGCCAGCTCGACCAAAGGAACCAATGCTGCCCCGCGAGGAACACGGTGCGCGAGCCCTCGCCTTGGAAGCTCGTCGCCGGGTCGCGCCCCACCTCGCTCCACGTGACGAGGTCGGTGCTGCTCGCGAGGAACGGGAAGACCTGGCTCGGGTTGCCCGCTTGCGAGACCGTACCCGAGGCGACCGCGAGGTACCATGTGCCCGAGACGAGCACCATGTTCGGATCGTACTCGCCGGCGCCCGTGGGGTTCGGGAGCGAGAAGGTCTTCGCCTGCGTGATGACGTTGCCGCCCGAGTATAGGTTCAAGACCGTTTCGAGCTTGTGCGAGATGTGGATGTTGCCGGTCTGCGTGCCCTGGTTGCCCCATGTCGTTGCGAGGAAGTGGAACGTCCCATCTTGGTTGTCGATCAACTGCCCCGCGTCGTCGTCTTGCACCACGCCGAGCCGCGCGGTCGTCGCGCCGTTCGTCGTGCCCGTGTACACCGCGGTCAGCGTGATCGAGCTCGATCCCACCGATTGCACGACGTAGGGCGTGAGCGACTGCGCGCCAAAGTCCACGACGGCGCCGGGGTATACCGCCGCGATCAGACCGTTACCGCCGACGAGGTTGCTCGTCGTTGAGACCACCGCCGATCCGTTGGTGACGCCGAACGTGCCCGCGAGGGTGATCGACGGCGCCGCGCTCGTGCCGCTTGGCGTGATGCGGTTGTTCCAGAACGAGCCGAGCATCGTGAGCGTCCGCGACGTGAGGTCGTAGGACATGAGCCCCATGAAGCCGGCGGCGCGCTCGTCGAGCAGGCTCGTGGTCAGGTAGACGACGTCGCCGCTCGGGTTGATCGGCGTGCCCGCGGGGTTCGTCACGACGGCGATGTCGCGCATACCGCACGCGCCGAAGAGCCCGATCTTGAGGTTCGTGAAGCTCACGGTGGTCGATGGTCCGCCCGTCGAGAATGCCTTGCTCGCCGTGTGGATCATCCCGTGCCACTGGCTCATCACGTACGAGCCGTGCGCTCGCGGCTCGAAGAGGCTCGAGGCGTCGTAACTCGTGATGAACGTCCACGGGTCGGTGACGAGCTTCTTGTACCAACAGCAAAGTGAGCCCGCGACCATCGACATGCCGAGGAAGAACGGCGCCACCCACGCGACCGAGACGCTCGCGAGGTTGTTCTGGTTGGAGCCGTTGAAGACCTGGAAGTGCACGTTGCCGGCTTGCTTTGACCAGCACGCGAAGAACCCGTACCCCGAGTTCGCGAGCGTGCCGGTTTCACCGAAGCCGACCGAGTAATCCTCGTAAACGGGCGTCCCCCCGGAGTTGCTCGCGGCGAGGATCTCGACCGAGACGCATGCATTGAGCGCGGGCAACGCCTGCCCTTCCGAGATCCACGTGTTCGCGTCGAGCCCGACGTTGACGACGGTGATCTCGCCGCTCGTGCTCGTGACCGTGACCGTCGAGTCCTTGACGATTGTAAAGCGTGTCTGCGTGGTGTCGGTGAAGGGGTCATTGACCCAGAGGCACCCGGGCGGCTGGATCGTCACGCCCGCCGCCGAGAAGGGCGCGAGCGCGGCGAGGCCGCCGCCGATGAAGAGATCGACCGGTTCCTTCTCTTCGGTGTTCGCCGAGCCACCGGATCCCGTCGCACCGGTTGCACCCGTTGCGCCCGTCGAGCCGTTCGTGCCCGCCGTGCCCGTTGCGCCGGTCGCACCGGTCGGGCCGGTGTTCCCCTGAGCGCCGGTGGGGCCCGTGCCGCCGCCACCGCTGCCACCCGAGCCCGCGGGGCCCTGCGGCCCCGGGATGCCGGGCAAGCCTTGGGGGCCGGTGGGGCCGGTATTCCCCTGCGGGCCGGTGCCGCCGGTCGCGCCGACGTTGCCCCCGGGGCCGACGTTGCCGGTGGCGCCGGTTGCGCCCACCGCGCCCGGTGTGCCCTGCGCGCCCGTGGCGCCCGTCGGGCCGGTGACGCCTTGAGCGCCGTCGGTGCCCGCCGAGCCCGTGGCACCCGTGGGGCCCGCCACGCCGGTCGCACCTTGAGCGCCCGTCGGTCCCGTCCCGCCGGTCGCCCCGGTGACGCCGGCGGTGCCGGTCGCACCGGTCGCCCCCGCCGCACCGGTCGGCCCCACACCGCCGGCGGCGCCGGTCGCGCCCGTGGCACCGCTTGGCCCCGTGGGCCCCGTGGGCCCCGCGCTGCCGGCCGCGCCGGTCGCACCGGTGCCACCCGCCACCCCCGCGCTGCCGGTCGCGCCTGCCGCCCCCGTAGCGCCCGCGGGGCCGGCCGAGCCGGTCGCCCCCGTTGCACCCGTGCCGCCCGTGGCGCCGGTCGCGCCTTGCGGCCCGGTCACACCCGCCGAGCCCGCGGCGCCGGTCGGACCCGCCGAGCCCGTCGGACCCGCCGGCCCCATCGCGCCGGTCGCACCCGTAGGGCCGACGTCACCCGCCGCGCCCGTACCACCCGTCGCACCGGTTGCGCCGGCGGGGCCGGTAGGGCCGAGACCACCGACCGCACCCGGGCCACCCACGGCACCCGTCGGCCCCGGCGGCCCGACCGGGCCCGTGCCCCCCGTCGCGCCCGCGGCGCCGGTGGCGCCCGTGTTCCCCGCCGCGCCGGTGCCGCCGGTTGCACCGGTGGGGCCGACGACCAGCTCAACGACTACGGCTTCGGCTTGGCTCATCGCGTCGCGGTCGGCTCAACGACGACCTCCCCTTTGATCAGCATGAACGAGCTCCCGTCGGGTGTACCGCTCGGGTCGAGCCATAGATCCCAGACGCCCTTGCCGATCCCGCTCGTCGCCACCGTGGTCGCCTGCGTGGACGAGAGCTGCACCTGGAGGCCGCTCAGCGTGCTCGAGGTGGGGTCGTTCACGACGGCGAGCCCGGTGCCCAGGCCGAGCGTCACGAGGGGGACGAGATCCGCGTACGCACCTCGGATCATCGCGCGCGCGCCCCAGCCCGAGAGCACGATCGGCGAGCCGTTGATGTCGCGGACGACGAAGAGGAAGCCTTGCGCCGCGCCTTGGCGGATCACGAGGTTCCGGCGGTACGGTTTCGCGGCCATGGTCAGACTCCCTTGCCGTCGAGGTAGAGGATCGCGCGGCGGTAGAACGTGAACGATTCCGCATGCACTCGTGCGACCTCGCCGGCGCCGGGCGGGTTCTCGTTCCACCCCGCGAAGATCGCGAGGCGCCGCTCGCACTCGGCGCGCAGCTCTTTCGTGATCCCGTCGGGATCCTTGATGGCGTGCAGGCGCTCGAGGAGCTGCTCGCACGCCTCTCTCAAGATCTGCATCGTGCGTGACGGGCGCGTCGGGGTGATGTCTTCGTCACTCACACCGACGAGGTTATCGCACCGCTACGTGCGCCGATAGCCGAGACGCTTCGCGAGCTGGCCTCGCTCGTACCGCCGCGCCGCCTCGCGGTCCCATTCCGCGTCCGCCTCGGGCAGCTCGGCGAGCGCGAAAGCGAGGAGGTCTCGGTGACGGTTGCCCGTCCACCCGTGGGCCACGCGCTCGGCGATCGTCGCCGGCGCGCGGCTACTCGCGGCCATGAGCGGCGCCGTTGAGGTAGCGCCCGCTCTTCGGCGGCGCAGGGCCGTCGGCCCAGATCGGCGCGCGCGCGGCGTTGATGACCTTACCGCGGAGTTCCTGACGGCAGGGCTCGCACGGCACCTCGGGCACCGACACGCCCTTGCGCGGCCACATGCCCGCCGTGGGGCCGAGCAGCGTCCGCGCCTTGTGGCAGAACGGGCAGTACACGGCGTGCTTTGCCACCGCTCGCCGGCGCGAGAGGTAGAGCCGCAAGAGCACCTCGCCGAGGATCAAGAGGATCACGAACGCCGCGTACTTCATGGGGCTCCTCCTCGCCTCGAGCGATCGAGCTTGCGAGCTCGTGGCGGAGGCCGTGTGCACGGAACGCGATGATGCTCTTGCGCCCGAGCACCGCGCAGAGCCGGCACCGCTCGCAAGTCATCCCCTCGTTCGTTTGGGCGGTGCACACCACAAGCGTACTACCGGCTGGGGTACGTGTCGCGCGCGCGGGGTGGTCGGCGGGTACGACAACGGCGACCGGCGCGACGCCCCGCGCCACGAGCGCGTCCGCCTCGGCGATCGTGTCGGCCGATAGGTTGATCGCGAAGCGGTGCGCGATCGCGTGGCGGATCGCGGCCTCGTTCGCATGCGTCAGCGGCTTGTGCGTGAACGTGAAGCCGCGCGCGCCGGCGGCCTCGTTCGCTCGCGCGAGCCCGGCAAGGAGCGAAGCGTCGATCACGTCGCCGGGCCCGGGGAGGTCGCCGGCTTCGTTGTGCCGCCACAGTTGCCCCCGCGGCAGCGCGCGCACCTTGCGGAGGAACGCGGGCCACTCGAGCCCGCGCTCGGCCGTGCGGCCCCAGTGCAGCCGCGTGTGGTTTGACTCCTCGGCGTAGCACCCCGCGCCGCGGTACGAGCACGAGGTGGGGCACGAGTCGCGGTCGGTCACGCTCACCGGGATCGGCCCGGTCTTCACGTTGTGCGTCACCGGCGTCCACCGCACGCGCACGCCGCCGGCGCCGGGGATCGGCACCTCGTGCGCCGCGCGGCGCGCCGTGCGCTCCTCGAGCGAGAGCGAGCCCCAGCCCGCGTAGCGCGCCTGACAGACCTGGCAGCGGTTCACGGGGCGGCCGCGGCGTCCGATGAAGAGCGCGGGCCAGAGCTTCCACTTCGTGCACTGAGGGCAACGGCGTTCGTTGCCGGCGATGGTGGTGCGGACGTCCATAACGGACGAGTGCTATCACCCTCGCGTTATCCCGTCATCAGCTCACAACGACGGGGGCGCTCACCGCGACGCTCGTATACCCGTTCGCGGGCAGATACCGGAACTCGTACGTGCCCGGCGCGGTGGGCGTCGCGAAGGATGCGGAGCCCAAGGTCTCGCCGTCGGGGACGAACTGATAGGCGAGGTAGGCGGTGTTCGGTGTGCCCGCGGCGAAGAGCCCGATCCAGTCTTGGTGCCCGACGCCGGGGCTGATCCAGTTGACGCCGAGCGTCCCCACCGCGTGCGTCGCCGTGACCGGGGCCGCGTCGAGCACCACCTGGGTGCTGCCCGTGGCGAACGAGAACTGGATGAGGCTCGGCTCGCCGAGCGCGTTGTGCATGGCCAAGAGCGAGAGCGCGATCTGCTCCACCGCACGCCACTCGGTCGCGGTGAAGGTGTCGCCCTGCGATTGCCGGGTGATGCTCGGGCTACCCGCGATCGGCGCACCGCCCTCGTATGCGGGGTCGCCGGGGAGGAGCTCCACCGAGTCCGACCATTGCCGGCCGTCGGTGAAGAACACCGAGAACTGGTGGATGTCCCGATCGGAGCGCGTTTGCGCGAAGACCACCTTGAAGATCGGCGAGGTCTTGGAGAGCGTGAGGATCTGGGTGAACGCGGTCACCGAGGCGGGGACGGCCGCGAGCGCCTGCGCCGGCGGCGGTAGCGGGTCCACGAAGAGATCGAACGTCGTCGTGGTCATGCTCGGGCCCTCAAGCGCGAGCGTCTCCCCGCCGGCTGAGGCGGTCAAGCTTCAGCTCGGGGGCACCTTGTCCGCGACGAGCGCGTGCCGCGCCGAGAGGAGATCGTAAAGCGTCGGATCCTCGGGGTAGATCTCCGAGAGGTCGGTCAGCTCGCGCCACGTGCGGGCCACGAGCTCGCCGTCGGCGCCGAACTCGCCCACCCCCTGGCACCATGTGCAAAGGATGAAGTCCCCCGGCTCGGGTGGCTTCCCCGTCTCGTCCGAGAGGTGCTCGAGTGCGTGGGCGCAGTGCGGGCAGCGCGTCATGGGGGGGAGGTCTTGGACGATGGGGTCGGGCTCGGGCTCGCGGGGCCGGGCGGTGGCGAGGGCGGGGCGGCGGGGCTTGCGGCGGGGCATGGTGGGGGCTGCGCGTAGCACTCGCGAGCGTACCCGTCGGCGGCCTCGAACGTGTCGAAGACTCGCCCCCCCACGGTCCGCTGGCCGAGGGGGAGCTCCGGGTCGTAGACGATCGCCTTGCCGTCCATGCGGTTCAAGGGGCGGAAGCGGCCGTACGAGATGCCGGGGTCCTTGAGGTAGCCCCGCTCGATCTTCGTGGCCGCCATCAGGCCGGATCGACGCCGCGGGTCTTCTCGTCGAGATCCACGGCGAAGCGCCCGAGCTGCGCGTTCGCGATCTCTTCGTTCTTGGCCGCGGTGGCATAGTGCGAGCGCCGGTTTGCGTCGCCGGCGATGACATCGGCGAGCGCGCCGCGCGCCGCGCGATAGGCGTCGTGCCAGGCCCTCGAGCGCGCGCGCGTGTCACCGAGGCGATCGCGCACGAGCGAGGCGAGCTGCACGAGCGTGGTCTCGGCATATTGATCGGGGCCCGCACCGAGCGCGTTCATCAGGTGGATCCGCACTGCGTTCGTCGCGTCGGCGAGCGCGTTGACCCGCGTGACGAGCCCCGGCGCCATGTAGCCGACCATCGCCGCGGTGAGCGACTCACGCGCGCCCCGCACCTCGTGGAGCATCGTGTCCCACGCAACCTGCGGTGAGAAGCCGAGAGCGTCCGCGAGCTCGCCGTGCATCTTCGCGAACGGACCGGCGTCGACAACCCCCGGCCGCGGCAACGCTTCGACCGGCGAGGTGCCGTGCCGGGCGATGAAGGCGGTGCGCGTCGGGGCAAGGCGTTCGGCGACGAGCCCGATGAGATCCATGAGCGAGTGCTGCCCCCCGCTGCGAGGCATGCCGAGCACCTCCTCGAGATCGCTCGCGGCTTGGAGCATCTCGCGCTCCATCTCGTGCACGGCGATCGGCGCGCCGGGGCTCGCCGGCGGCACCTCGATCACGAGGTCACCGATCGCGTCGAGGATGGCCGAGCCCACGTCATCGGACGTCGGCGCATGGGGGGCGCCCCCCTTCCACCGCGAAAGGAGATCACCGAGACGGGTGCGGTGCCACGCCGCGTCGTGAAAGACGGCGTCGTCGTCGTTGGTGGGGGCTTGAGCGGCGGTCACGGTGGGGCTCGTCATGGTCTCTCCTTGCCCTGGGCGGGGCGCGTTGCGGTTACGGGGGGGCACGATCGCTGCACCGTAGGGGGCCACCATGACCATCCTCGGCGTCGTCTTCGTGCTCATCGTGGTCGGGGTGCTGCTCTACCTCGTGCACGCGGTCATCCCCCTCGATCCGAAGATCCGTTTGATCCTCGATGTCGTGGTGATCCTCGCGGTGCTGGTGTGGCTCGCTCAAGGCTTCGGGCTGCTGACCGGGCTTGACCGCCCCATCCGTTTCCGGTGAGGCGGTCTTGCGCGGCGCGCACACGGCGCAGCTCGCCCAACCGCAGGGCTCGGCGGGGTCGGCGAGCCCCACCGCGGTCAGCCCTCTTCGCTCTCGCTCGGCGGCGCGACGCGGGCCGGCGGCTTCGCCGGCGGCCGGATGACGACCTGACGCGCGGCGGCCTTTGCCTCGGGCGTGGACGGGGCCGTGCTCACCGGCGAGGGCGTGGTCGCGCGCTCGAGGTCTTCCTCGTACGCCGGGCGCGGCTCGCGCTTGACGTCGAGGTTCACGATCGAGACGCCATCGCGCTCGCGGCGGAGGAGGGCGGTGAGGGCTACCTGCCGAGGCCCGTCGCTGCCGCGGGGGTGCTCGGCGCCGGTGGCCTCGATGTGGAAGCCCTGGCCCGGCCGCATGCCGAGGACTTTGGTGAGGTCGGCCTGGCTGATCTTGAACTCGCTCATGGTGTGCTCCGTGGTGTGGGGGACGCCGGGGAGCTTACCGGGAGACCCAGCTTCTCGGCGAGCGCGCCGAGACATTCCGCGCATGAGCCCCAGGCGCCGTGACGCGCGAGGCGCGGGTCACGCGACCACGTGCCGCCGCGCGGGACGAACTTGGTGCCGCACATCGTCACGCCACCGGGCGCCCCCATCTGCGGGCGGCCGGCGGGGCGCTCGGCTTCGTAGTGCACGAGACGCGCGGGCCGGTAGTACAGAGCGAGGGTTTCATCGTGGGGGGCACCTCTTGCAAGGGGGCGCGGCGGGGTGCTTGGGCTGCATCCCGACCGCCCGGATAGTGACGGTGGAGCCTTCGGTCTCTAGGCGCGCGATCACGCGCCCCCCGCGGATCATGGCCCCGCACGCGCAAACGGTGAGCGCCACCTCGTGCCCCTCGAGCGCCCGGATAGTGACGCTCGGGTGCTCGCGGCGCGGGCCGTTGCACGCGGGGCAATGGCTCACGGGACCCGCTCGTCGATGATCTTGCGCACGCGCTCGACCGTGCCGGGTGGGATGAGCGCGTAGGGGTCGATCAAGCGGCGGATCGTGGTCTCGGCGGTCTCGAGGGTGGCCACCGCGCGCACGGTGCCGGTGGCGATGAAGTACCTCTTGAGCCGCTCGCGGTACTCGGGGGGAAGGCGCGTGGAGCCGTGGCCGCTCGTGCGCGGGCCGTGGCGGCTCACTCGAGCCACCCGTACGCGCGCATCGTGCGCTCGACGCGCACGCGGATCGCCCACGCATCGGCGGCCGCGCGCAGGTACGTCCACGCCATGAAGCGTTCGTTCTCACCGGTCTCGCGGTGCCACCGGCGCGCGGCGATGAGGTTCTCGGCCATGCGGCGGAGGGCGTCGGTCGCGATCGCGCGCTCGGGCATGAGCCGGCGCGCGGCGTGGCGGTACCGCGTGGCGAGGTCGGCGGCGATCGGCTCGAGGGCCGAGACGCGCTCGAGGGCGGCCGCCTCGGCGACGAGCCCGTCGCGCGCCTGGCGCATGAGCGCGCCGGCGAGCTTGCGGCGCCAGGGGTCGCCCTCGTCCTCCCCGGGCCCGTCGGCGTCGGTCACGCGGCGCCCGGGGTCGAGCATGTAGGCCACCGCGTCGGCGTTGAGGCGCGGGCTCACGGTACCGTGTCCGCCTGCGAGTCCGCCTGCTTGAGCGCGAGCCGGCCGTCCACGCGCAGGGTCTTCTTGGTGATGTGCTCGTGGAGCCGCCCCACCATGACGAGGAGGCACTCGCTCAAGCGGTCCGCTTGGTCCTTCTGGGAGGCGTCATTCACGATCTGGTGGTACGGGATCAAGGTCTCCATCACCTCGGCGATCACCGCGGTTTGAGGCGAGCGCGGGTCGGGCGCTTGCCACGTGAGCCGGAGGATGAAGTCGTGCTCGAAGAGCCCGAGCGAGATCGCCTCGAGCGGCCCCACGTAGCCGAGGAGCTCGGCGCTCTCACACCACTTCTCGATCGCGCGGACGGCGATCGTGCCCTCGAAGTTCCTGAGCGCGGCCTCGCGCCCCTCGCGCCGTGGGTCGTAGACCTGGATACGGATCCGGCGCGCGTGCGAGCGGATCCACATGTCGACGGCCGTCGCGTGGAGCTGGTGGAAGGTGTGGGGGGCGGTCATGGGGGGCGGGAAACCTCGTGGCGTGCTCATGGTGCCTCCGGTGCCGAAAGTAGCGGGGTGGTGGTGCGCGAGCCGTTGTCGCGGGCCGCCGTAAGCTGCGGGATCGCCAGCTCGGCGACCGTCTCATTCGTGCCCGGGATGACGAGCGCCGCGAGGAACTCCTTCTCGAAGGTGGTGACGCCGCTGGTCACGCAGTCGAGCTTGGCCTTCAAGAGGATCGCGAGCGAGCGCCAAAGGCGGCGCAGCTCGGCGTCGTACGCGCGCGCGGCGTCGGCCTTCGACCTCGGCTGGTACCGGCCGGCCGCATGCGTGAAGCGGCGCTCACCGGGGTCGGGGTACTCGAGATCGAACCGCACGTGCCACCGCTTGAACGCGAAGCCGACCGTGGCCCGGCGGGCATCCCACGAGGACGAGAAGGCGCTCGCCCCGTAGCGCACGAGGATGCGCTCGACCTCGGCGCGCGAGCGCTCGACGGGGACGGTGGTGCCCGCCGCGAACATCGCCGGCGTGCTCACGACCGGTCACCCGACCGCCCGACGCTGACCGTTGCTTGCCCGGTGAAGGGCTCGGTGATCGTGACCTCGAGCACGTCGCCGGCGTTGTTCGGGGTGACGGGCGCGGTCTCGCCGAGGTTCTTCTCGAGCCGGAGGATCTCGTCTCGCACCGCGCGGAGGTGCTCGCCGGCGTCGTCGGTGTGGGGCATGGCGAGCCGGCGCGTCACCGCGGCGGCGGCGAGGGTGCACGTCGCCCGGATCGCGATCGCGGCCCCGTGGTTTTTCCCCTCGGTGTAGCCGTGCTCGGGGCACGAGCGAGGGTCCGTGCCGCCCCCCTCGTCGGCGCTGAGCACCTCGCACTTGCAGACGATCTCGCCGGCGGGGCTCGGCGTACCGTTGAGGACGCGGCGCGCCTCGGCCTCCATGGTGGCGGCGTTGCTCGGGTGCTTCGTCATGCACGCGATCCGGGTGAGCGCGTTCCGGTATTGCTCGACGATCTGCGCCGTCTCGTACTCGTTCGAGAGAGCGCGCGCCCCCATGCGGATCTGCTCCTCGACCGCCTCGATCGGGCCGGGGTAGCTCACCGTGTCCGTTTGGTGCTCGATGCCGCACGCGGCCGCGCACCGCGCGTACCATTCGCTCGCCTCCTTCGCCTCGGCACGGTGCTGCGCGCCGGCGTCCTCGAGCGTCTCACATCGCATCTCGGCGATGATCAGCTCGGCGTTGAGTGCCCCCCACGTGCGCGGGTGCGGGTCTTCGTACCGCCGGCGGACGCGCGCGGGCTCGAAGTGGTCGAGCCGCGTCGCCGCCCGCGTGCGCCCGCGCCGAGCCCGGCGCATGGCGTCGAGCCACTCTTGAAGCTTCCCCGCGCGCCCGTCGTACGGGAGCAGGCCGGCGTAGGTGAGCGCCATCTCGGCGCGCATGACGGGCTCGCCCTCGTGGCACCACCGGAGCGTGTAGGGAATGAGGAACGCCCGCCACTCGGGCTCGTCGGGGAGCAAGGCCGCGAGCCCGTCCACAACGGCGGGCACCCACGGCGGGGCGGCGCTCGTCCCCTCGAGCGGGGTGCCGCGCTTCTCCTCGGCCCATTGACCATGGAGCTCGCAGTCGGGGTGCGGCTCATCGCTCGGCTCGGGGCCCGTGTCCGGCACGCACGAGCACCGAGCGGCGAGGCGGTACGGGTTGACGTAGCGCGCGCGCTCCTCGTCGCGGAGGGTGCTCACTTTTGCACCCCGACGATCGCGAACGTGACCTCCTCGCCGAGGTGGTGGATCTCGAAGGTGTCCTTGGAGACGACGAGCGTGACGCCGTCGGGGTCGTCGAACGACGCGATGGTCAGCGCGTACGTGCGGATCGCATGAGGGGTGGCGAGGTGGGGCTCGCCTTCATCCGGGAGCTCGAGGCGAGGCCGGGGGATGTTGCAGCGTTCGGTGCGGGCGACGATGAAGGACTTGGGCATGCGCGAGCTATAACGCTTCCGTCATACCCCGGCAACGCTGCGGCGGGGTGGGCGGCGCAGCGGAGGCACACGAGGCCCGGCGGCGGCGCCTCCACCGTGACGGCGTCCGGGTGCACCTCGGCGCCGCACAAGCACTGCGAGGGGAAGCGCGACGAGCGGATGTGTACGAGGCTCGCCTCCTGCCGGGCCCACCGCTCGCGCGGCCACCTCACGAGCCGGCCGAGCCCCGCCCGGGCGATCGTGCGCGCCTTGTGGGCGGTGGCGAGTGAGCGCGAGATCCGCGCCGCGCGCGTCCCCACCGCCTGCACGCACCCGGCGCATGGGCACGAGCACACCTCCGCGGCCCGAGCGCGGCTCGCGGGGGTGCACCGGGCGGTGCGGCAATGCCCGATCATTGGACGGTCGGTTCGCCGGCGCGGTGGACTCGAGCGAAGAACATGGTGTGCACCCCGTCACCAAGGAAGGCGAGCGAGCCGTCCTTGTGGACGACTACCGGGGTCTCGCAGACCAGGCAACGTTTCGCGTCGTACTCGTGCTCTCGGCCGATGTAGACGCTCGGCCGCCCGTCGTGCTTCCCGAGATCGACGAGGGGGACGATGAAGAGCGGGCCCCCACATTGGAAGCACCGGCCCTGGTCGAACGCACGCCGGAGCGCCTCGAGCCCTTCACCCGGTGGCTTGCTCACCCTTGGCCCCCGCTCGGCTTGCGCGGCTTCTCGCTCGCCACCGCGCCGCCCCGCCGGAGGGCGCCCACCACGAGCTGGAGGGTACGCCGCGCCCACCACTCCACGCCGTCGAGTTCCTCGTCGGGGCGTTTCATCCGATCCGAGTCGTGCCCTTCCATGTGGACGCTGAACCCGAAGCCCTCGCCCTTTCCCAAGGGCTCGTCGTCCGTGCTCTCGAAGACGATCGCGATCCTACGCTTTCCCGGCATCGTCACCCTCCGTCAGGGGCCCGGTCGGGCCCGATCTCCCACGCGCAGACCTCGCACCAGACCATGTGGACGTGTATCGGCACAAACGGCTCCTTGACCGTGACCGGGAGCCGGCCGGGTAGCACGCGGCTCGTGACCTGGACGAGGCCGGCCTCGGCGAGCGCGTCCCGCACGCGGTCGCTCATGCGGTGGTCCATGCCGGCGGCGAGGAGGTCGAACCGCTTCCGCTGCGCGTAGGTGAGCCCGAAGATCGCCTTGGCGATGTCGCTCGAGGGCCGGGTGCGCTCGAGGAACACCTTCCGGCAAAAGCCGCACGCCGAGCGCGGGATCCCGTGGGGGGGCGCGTCGGTGACCGGCGGCCCGAAGTGCGTGATCGGCCGGTCCTCCCCGTAGCCGCTCGGTGAGCCACCGGGGATCGCGGCGAGCCGGCACTGCGGATCGTCGTCGATGAAGAGGTGCGCCGGCGCGAGCGGTTGCTTCCGCAGGCGCCGGCGCCAGACCAGCTTGCTCATACCCCCCCGCGCGCGGTGAGCGCCGCCTTCGCCTTCTCGCGGTAGTAGGTGGCGAGCCCGGGGTTCTTGAGCTTGTCGGCGGCGTACGCCGCAAGCTCGTACGGCTTCTCCCAGAGCATGCGTACGTCCTTGAACGAGGTGCGGCCGTAGAGATCCGCCCCGTCTTGCTCGGCGAGGCCGGTGGCGATCGCCATGCGGGCGAAGGCGAGCGCCTCGGCGGGCAGGCCGAGGTAGAAGCTTTCGTACCCCGCGAGCCACGCGAGCTCGGCGATCGGGTAGCGCTCGAGGCCCGCGACCGCGATCGCGCGAGCGGTCAAGCGCTCCTCTCGCGTGGGCTGGCGGCCGAGCGGGTTCGACGTGAGGACGGCCGCCTTGTACGCCGCCCACGCGCCCTCCTCGCCCCACCCCGTGCCGCGCGCCGCGAGCGTGTATGCCGCCGCGGCCAGGGTGTAGTGGTGCGCCGCCTTGGCCTCGTCGGTGGGCTTGGCGAGGTCACCGAGGCACTCGTGCGTTTGCCCGAGGTAGTAGCGCTCGCGCTGTGCCTCGGGGTTCTTGCGGCAAAAGGGCTCGAGGATCTTGAGGTCTCGGCGCCACTTCTTGAGCGACTGCACCGGGGTCTTCGCCTCGTCGTTGAAGGCCACGAGACCGGCGAGCGTGCGCTGCGCCGCGTGGTTGTGGCTCATGGCCTCGTGCACCGCGCCGCTGAACTTCGCCTTGCCGTCGAGCACCGAGGACGCGCGCACGAACCGCGGTTGCACGTACGAGCCCGAGAAGTGGGGCACGAGGAAGGCGTCGGTCTCGGGCGCGGCGCCGCCGAGCGTCGCGGCGAGGACGCTCGGCGCCATCGGGGGGAGCCACGTGTACCACTCGTCCGTGTCGAGGATGAGGAGCCACGCGCCCGGCGGCGCCCCCTTGGCGGCCTCGTGGAGCGCCGCGTTGCGGCCGGCGCCGAAGTCGTTGCGCCACGCCCACCGGCGCGTCTGGAGCGGCACGTGGGCCGCGGCCGCGCGCGCCTTGATGAGGGTGGCGTCGGTGATCCCCGTGTCGAGGATGAAGATCCGGTCCACCCACTGCGCCACCGAGCGCACCGCGCGCTCGATCGTGCTCTCGGCGTTGCCCGCCATGATGACGGCGATGACCTTGGGGCGGCCGTCCGAGTAGGTCACGGGGCGGTCCTTATGGTTGCGCCCGGGGCGGCTGGGCTTGCGCTTACTCATGGATGGGGCTCCTTGGCCGCTCGTGGCGGCCGATGCGAAAGGTAGTGAGAGGGTGCCACCGGCGCGGGCGGGGCTCGCCGTGCACCGGGTGGGGCTCGAGACGATCGCGCGTTCCGATGCGCCCTTGCAAGCGGATCGGGTACCACAACGCGGCCACGTACCGGACAACCTCGCGGGCCCACCGGTCGGGATCCCCAACGTCGAGGATCTCTTCGATGAGGAGCTCCGCCTCGTGCTTGCGGCCGTCGCTCGCGGTGAAGACGGCGACCCACCGGTGGCCCGTGGTCTCGAGGAAGGTCGCCACCCGCGTCCGTGCGAGCGCCGGGTACCAGTATACGTGCTGCATGATCACCCGGCGGAGCGAGCCGATGCCGCCGTCATCCACGCCGAGGAGGCTCAAGGCTTCCCCCCGGCGTCGCGCTCGGCGTTCTCGTACGCCCAGAGCCGCGAGATCACCGCGGCGAGGTCCGCGGCCGCGTGCGAGATCGTCTCGGCGTCTTGCGGCGTGACGCCGGCCTTCATGCGGATCGTTGTCTCGAGGGCGTCGAGCGTCGAGCGCATGCGGGCGAGCGTCAGCTCGAGGCGCTTCCGTTCCCCCTCGGCGCGCCTCATGAGCCGATGATCCAGCACGCCCGGCTCGCGAAGATGCGGACGGGGAGCGCCATCGAGTCGAGGCGCACCGGGATAAACGGCGCTTGCACCGAGCCCTGGATCTCCATGAGCGAGGTGATGATCCCGTGCACCGCGCGCGCGGGGATGTACTCGTCGCCGGGGAAGTAGAGGATCTCCATCCCGAGCGCGAGGTCGGTGAGGGCGGCCGCTTGGCGAGCGAGGTAGCTCACCGCGGCGCCTTCTCTCGCCGCACTTCCTCGGCGGCCTGCTCGAGGTGCCCGCAACGGCAAAGCGCCGTCCACCTCATCGAGTCCTTCCATGCGTCGATCACGGCGCAGGCTAACTCCCAGATCGTGCGCGTGTCCTTGGTGACGTCCATGGTCAGCCCTCGAGCATCAGCTTTAGCGAGTTGAGCGCGACCATCTTTTGCGAACGCGAGTACCCCTTGCGGGTGTAGGCGCGGAGGGCGTTGCGCGCGTCCCGCCGGAGGCGTGCACCCGCCTCGAGTAGCTCGGTCTCGCGCCCCTCGAGCTGCTGCGCCTTGGTGAACGCCTCGGCGTTCAACCGCTCGGCGAGCGCCTTGAACTCCTCGAAGAAGTCGATGTGCGACTTGAGCCGGTCGGCCTCGCGGCTTGCCGCCGCCGCCTTGCGCTCGCTCTCGTCCACCATGCGCGCGAGCGCCCCCACCACGTCGAGCGGGGTCGGTGCGTCGCCGTCGAAGACCGCGTGGTCGTCCCCGAGCGCGCCCTGGAGCGCGTCGCGAAAGCCCGCGGCCTCGGCCGAGAGTGCCACCGCCCGGCGTTGCCCGTCGCTCAGCGCCTCGAGCGTCCCGAGCGTTCCATACGGGGTGCCCACCACCGCGAGCAGCTCGCGTAGCCGCTTCCGCTCCTCGGCGCCGTTGCTCGCCACGAAGTCCGAGCAGAGCCGCGCAGCCGCGGCCACGGTCGTCTCGTCCTCGAGCCTGCCGCCGAGCACCTTGATCAACGCTTCGAGGGCCGCGTGCTCGTCACCGATCGCCACGAGCGTCTCCGTGTGCGGGGTGTAGCCCAGCGCGTGGGTGAGCGTGCCCGCGATCGCCGCCGCCTCTCGGACCTTCTTGAGCAGCTCGACGGCGCTAAGGCTGGTTGTGGCGCCGAGGGCGTTCTCGAGCGCGCCTTTACTCACCGTCCACTCGTTCGACATGCCGCCGTCGGGCGTCTCGTGCCGGTCGAACACGTCGGCCTTCGCACGGAGAGAGCGCACGTACTCGACGAGCGGTGCGTCGGGGCTCGCGCCGGCGGCCTCGCGGAGCTTGGCGTTGAAGGTCTGTGCGTCATGGAGGGCCGTGGCCCCGTCGAGGACGCGGCGGATGTAGATGGCGGTTTGCTCTCGGATCGGTGGGCTGCCGAATAGAGCGGCGAGGACGGTGAGTACCGCTTCGGGGTCGGTGGGGATCGGGTCGTTGGGCATGCCGCCACGTATAACGCAGGCGTCATAGCCGGGCAACGGCCCCACGCCGTCGGCGCCGCGTGTCACCCCGTGGGGGCCGCCCGGGTGGCGGGGTCCGAGCCCGCGTCTCTTCCGCGCGTCAGAGCCGGCGGCGGACGAAGAAGACCATGTCGGGCGCCGCGGTCACGCTCTCGCCGGGCTTGAGCTCCCCGCCCTTTGCGGCGGCGCGCGCCTCGTACGGGCGCCACCGCACCTCCACGTGGTCGAAGCCGAGGCACCCGGCGATCCCCACGACGTCCGTGTACGTGAGCGTCCGCTTCTCGATGTGGTGGAAGCGGCCGTTGACCTGGATCTCCATCACTCCCTCCGAGCGCGGCCGAGCCGCGGTGCGTCGCGCGTGTCTCGCTTGCGCCGGCTTTGGAGGATCGGCGCCCACGCGGCGAGGTCATCGTCCTCGAGCGCCGTCTCCTCGGTGTGGTTGCGGACCTTGGCCCCGAGCACCTTGACGTCGACGTTCGTCAGCTCGTGGCCCACGTGCACGAGCCGGGCGTTCTCACGCGCGATCCAGCACGCCATGAGGAAGTCCGAGGTGTGCGCGTCGGGGCTGTAGTCAAGCATCCCCTGGATCCACTCGCGGATCTCGGGCGTGGCCCCGATGAGGCGGCCGCCCTCGGTGCGCACGCTCGGGATTATGAACCTTTGACGCGCGAGGTCGGCGAAGACGCTCTCGAGGCCCAGCACGGGGTTGTTCTTGTTCGAGCCCGTATTGTGCGGGAGGACGGTCATCTCGGCGCCCTTGTCCTCCTCGCGCGCGTTGTCGATGAGGAACTTCTGCGCGCCGTTGCTCTCCACCGCGACGAGGCTGTTGAACCGCTCTTGGTCGGCGAGGATGCCCGACACGATCTCGGGCGCGGACCACCGGCCGGCCTCGAGCCCCACCACGCGCATGTCCCCCGTCGGGTAGCGTAGGAGCGTGAAGCGCACGGTCTTCGCGTGCTTCTTCCCCTTGCCGACGCCGATGTCCACGCCCGTGTGCGTGGTCGCCGGGATGTAGCCGGCCTCGGGGCGCTCGGGGTCGAGGGGCACCGAGAGCTCGGCGAGGCGCTCGGGCGAGATGCGGCCGGGCATGCCGAGCCCCTCGCCGCGCGCGAGACACGCATCGATCCACGCTTGCTGCACCCGCGAGGACTCGTCCGAGCGCGGCACGCAATAGAGCTGGCGCTTCGCCTCGGGCGAGCCCTTGCCCCCGAGCTCGTCCTCCTTTTTCCGGATCCGCTCCTTCGTCCACTCGCCGGGGAAGTTCGGCTCGCCCTGGTCGTTGGCGACCGGGTAGCGCGCCCACCGGAACCCGTGCTTGAGCGCCAGCTCGTGCATGAAGTCGTCCGAGTAGTAGGCGTTCCCGACCACCCACACGAAGGCGTCCTCGGTAAGCCGGCCGACGATCTCCGAGAGGTACCAGACGAGCGTCTCGCGCCGCTGCTCGGGCGTGCGCGTGCTCTGGTGGTCGATGACGTCGTCGAGGATGACGCCGTCGAGCCGGGCCCCGACGATGTGGCCTCGAGCGCCCACGGCTTGGAGCGTGGGGTCCTTCGAGTAGACGTTCCGCTTCACGGTGAACGCGGTCTTCGTCCACAACGGCCCCGGCTTGACCTCGGGGAAGACCTCCTTGAACTGCTCGCTCTCGAGGTACTTCTGCACCGAGACGAGGATCTTCGAGGCCGCGCCCTGCGAGATCCCCACGATCGCGAACCGCTTGTGCGTGTCGCGGCCGATCTCCCAGGCGAGGCGCCCGGTGAGCTGCGTCGTCTTCCCCCCCTCGACGTGTGACCACAGGATCAGCCGCGAGTAGGCGGACATGAGCCCGTGCCATTCGTCGTGCATGGTGGCCATCGTGATCGGCTTGCCCGTCCGATCGTGGCGGAGCACGTGGCCGCAAAAGAGCGCGGGGTCGGTGCGCGCGAGCTCGATCTCGTCCTCGAGCCACCGCTGCGCGTCGTCGAGCGCCTCCTCGCTGAGGTGGAGAGAGACCGCGGCGCTCATGCGACCAGCTTGAGCCGCCGCGCCCACGCGCGGCAAACCGAGTCGAGTGAGGTGGGATCGAGCCGCCCCGAGGCGACGAGGGTGCGCACCGCCGCCGGCGTCGTGTCGAGGAGGGCCGCGAGGTCGTAGTACGAGAAGGCGAACAGGCGCACGTGCCCCCCGCCCATGCCGCCGCCGGCGGGCGTGTGCTTGCACGGCGTGACGGCGCGGCGGGCTCGGCTCACGGGAAGCACCACCCGGCGCGGATGTGGATCGCGTGGCGCCGACACGCCCGCGGCATGCGCGAGCCGCGGAGCGCATCACGGATCCGGCGAGCACGCCGAGGGCCGCCGGCGCGCGCGACACACTTGGGATCGGCGCACCCGTCGGCGAGGGGGCGCCCGGGCCACACGTACTCGGCGCGGGCTTCGTCCCAGCGCAACGCGAAGCGGTTCAAGGGTGGTACCCCACGAGCGAAAGGAACCGCTCGCTCGCCAGCACGTGCAGCGTCGCAGCGAACACCACCCAGCCGATGAAGAACCGGTCTCGCCGGTCGAGGCGCTCGGTGGGGCGGCGCCACTCGATCGCGAACATGAGCAGCATGGCGGCGGTGCAGGCGGCATCCCACCGCGCCATCGTCCACGAGCCGATCGCGCGGTCGTGGAAGGTCCACCACGCGCACGCGGTGCCGTTGCACACGAAGGCGAGCCGCAGCTTCGTCGAGGCGGTCACCGGCGTCTCCTCGCCTCGGCGGCGGCCTTGCGCTTCTCGCGGCGGTTGCGCGGCTCGGGGTACGGCTTCGGCGCCGCGGCCTCGAGCGCGGCGCGAGCGGCAGCGTAGCTCCCGCACGGCATGAGGAGCTGCTCGCCGGCGGTGATCTCGAAGCGCTCGGGCTCGGGCATGTCGCTCTCGCGTGCGAGGCGGTACTCGAGGGCGGGCGGGACGCTGTTGCTTGTTCCCTCTTTCACCGGGCCCCCGGCCGCGATCGGAGGGGCACGTGCTCGCGGGTGCGCGGTACGTTGCCCGGCTTGTGGTCGCGGTCAGCGAGAGCCGGCGCGGCGTCGTGCTCGTGCAGCGGCGAGGCGAGCTTGTACCCCGAGCGGACCCTCATCCGGAGCGCCGGGTGGCGGGCGAGGCGGTGCGGCACCGAGTGCACGTGCGCGTTTTGACTCGAGGGCTTTGCCCACGGGTTGCCGATGAACGCCTGGCTCGACCTCGTGAACTCCCGGAAGTCGAAGCCCCCGAGGTTTAGCCCGCTCGTGATCGTCTCGACGATGTAGGCGATGCGGTTGGATTCGACGTGACCGAAGGGCCCCATGCGCCCGAGCGTAACACCAGCGCGCGGCCCGTGTAAGCCACCGCCCCGCGGTGAGGGTCGCGAGCAGCACCACCTCGAGCCGGGTGAAGTGCCACCGGAGGACCCGCCACGTCTCTCTAACGCTGCTCACGCAGACGTTCGTACCACGTGGTGCGGCCCACCTTGCGCCGCGTAACGCCTGGGATCTCCTTGGCGATGGCGGCGAGCCACCGGTCGGCCGTGGGGAGGGAAACGTGAAACGCCCTCGCCACGGTGCGTCGTGAATGACAGCCGCCCTCGATCAGGTCCGAGACGATCTCGAGGACATGGAATGCGCTGCGGTTGCTCACCCGATCATCATCCCGTCGGGGCAGCCCTCGTGCGGGATCGAGGCGGGCCACTCGAGCTGCGCGTCCACCGCCTCGGTGCGGTGCCGCCCGCACGCCGGGCAAAAGACGGCGCGCAGGCGGTAGTGCGTGGGCACGGCGCCGCCCTTGGCGCTGCCCCGGATGGTGAGCGTCTCGGCGCGCCCGGCCGCGCGCGGTTGCGTGAGGAACCACACGAGCTGGAGCGCCGGGATCGCGCCGACGAGGCTCTTCACGAGCACCACGTCGAGCCGACGTGCCACCCCCGGCAGTCCTCGCAGCGGTAGGCGTGGAGCCTCGAGCCATGCCCCGCGCGGCGGTGACGCGCGGTCGAGCGGGCGGCGCGGGTGGCCGCCCCGAACGAGCCGTACACCCGCTTTCCTGCGCAGGGCTTCACGGCTCGGTGACCTTCACCACCGTCGTCCCGTAGTCGGGCTGCCCCTCAATGAACGCGGTCTCCTCGAGCGTGGCGGGGTAGGGGGACCAATCCCAGCCCTCCGCCGTGTAGACGACGACGGCGAGCGTGCCCGAGCCCATGTCCACGAGCCCGCGATCGGGGCTCGTGATGAACTTCACCGGGTACTTCACCCCATCCACCGAGACGCTATCCCCGATCTGCAGCACCTCGCCCATGGTTCACCCCTCGCCGTTGCGCCCCCATGGCGGCGGGGGCTCGCTCTCGGCGGGTTCATCCTCCGCCTCCTCGGGCTCGGCGTCCAGCCCGTTGGGCTCATACGGACCGCCGGCCGGTGTGTCATCGGGCTCGATCGCTTCCCCTTTTGCCACCCCGTTCGTGTCCGCCCCGTGCACCAAAGTGTCCGCCCCCACCCGCGGGTCGGTGCCGGTCTCGCCCACCACCAACGTCGGCCCCCCCGCCTTGCCGCCTTGGAGGATCCGCATGCCGCGTTCCTTCAGCAAGTTCGCGGTGTTCGCCGCGCGCGCGAGGGACTCGAGCGCCTCCTCGTTCGTGATCTTCCGCTTGCCCGGCGCCCCGCGCCCCGCGCGCTCCTCGGGCGGCCCGAAGACGTCGCGCTCGAGGCCCGTCACGCTTTGCGCGACGTAGATGCCCTTTTGCACGATGCCGGCGACCCGGTTGAGGGTGAGCAGCGCCTGCGCGAGCGTCATGCCCTTGAGGAACTCTTCGCTCTCGAGGGTGACCTCCACCCGCTTGGCGAGCTTGATCGCCGTGGCCGAGAGGATCGTCGTGAGGTCGAGGAGCGCCTGCGCGTTGGTGCGGGCGTACCGGAGGAGCTTCGCCTCCTCGGCCATGATCTCGATCGCGGCCTCGCGCGAGCGCCGCACCTCGTCGCTCGTCGCCGGCGCCGCCGCCATGGCCGCCGCCGCCGCCGCCCGCGCGCTCGCCGCCTGCCGCTCGCCGAGGAGCACCTCGCGGATCGGCCGGGCGGACCACGGGTTGCGCGCGTCGCCGTGCTCCCACAACTTGCGAGCAGTTTTCCGGTCACACGCGGCCGTCCGAGCAGCCGCCGTGTGGTTCCCGGGCTCTCGCCGGTAGGCGTCTAGCAGCACGTGCCACTGCTCCTGGGGCAGGAAAAGCTTCGGTTTTTCGCTGGGCGTGGGCATGGTGGCCATGGTGCCACCGCCGCCGGCCACGCTGCAAGGCCACAGGGGACGCTCGGGCCGGGATCGAGGCGGTTACGAGGGCGCGGCGGGGACGCTCGGGTGGACTACCGGGGACGCGGGGCGGCGAGCGTAGGCCACGGCACCGGCAAAGCGGAGCGGTCTCGCGTGCTTGCGAGTGGCCCAGGGGTGGCCTTCAGAGCTTCTTGAGCCGACGAAGCTCAAGGCAAACGGCGCCGAGGTCACGCCGGGGCAATGAACGCGAACGCAGCGCTAGTCGCACTTGGGGGAGCTTCGCCACGACATGGGGCACGATGCGGTTGAGGAACCGTTCGGCTTTCCTTGCGCTCACGACCCAGCGCCAGATCTGCCGGTGCGTAGTCTTTTTCGGGCGCTCGCCCTTGGTGAGCGAGCCCCCGTGCTCGTCACGCAATGTCGAGAGCATGAGGGGTGGCGGCGCCCCGCGCGGCGCGCTTTGAACGATCGAGACGGTCATCCGGTAGCCACCGCAATTCCGTTCGAGGTAGACGGAACCCTCGCCGTCAAAAACACCGGCCGCCCATGCATCTCGGAGCTCGTGCCCGCTCTCTTCAATCTCGAGCCAGAACCCGTCCGACATGGACGGACAGTAAGCGCCGTCAACTTGGCGTCAACGGGGGCGGGGCTCGGAGATAGGCGGTGGTGACACGGCGTTGACGGGCCGGCGCGCTTCCACGACGTCCACGATGGCGAGGACGAGCTCCGCCGTCCCGAGGAGCAAGTCCGCCTCGTCGAGCACTACGTCGAGCCACCCGTCGGGGAGGTTGAGCCGGACGAGGAGGCGCCCGTCATCCCCGAGGGCGAGGGAGTGGACGTGACGGGGCTCGGGGGGGAAGCGGTCGGTAAGGAGGCGCAAGAGGGCGCGGGCGCGCTGCATGGGGGCGCTCTACCACGCACGGGGCGTGAGAGCAGGGCGTCGAGGCTGGCGTGCGTGACCGCGAGCGCGCGGTCATCGGGGAGGCACTCCTTGGGGACGAAGGGCACCCGCCACCACAAGGGGCGGACGGGGTTCACGGCCGGCGGCCCTGCCCGCGGTTCGGCGAGATGACGTGCCCGTCCACGAAGCCGTGGTAGTCGCCGTGCTGGATGGAGCCGGCGCCGGCGGCGCACGTGGGGCCGCGTTTGCCGACGGTGAGGTGCACGGCGGGATCGCCCTCTTGCGTCCAGCACCGGTGGGTGCGGTCGTTGCGGAGCGTGCAGTTGTTCGCGCGCGAGTCGATGTCCCAGAGGTGACCGTTCGGGAGCACGGCGTGGAGGTGGCGGCCGGTGCAGTTGTCCCAGTACGGGCACCCGTCGCCCTTCGCGCGGTTGCACGGGAGGTAAACGAGGTCCCCGACCTCGTACGCCCCCGAGGGGTTTGAGTAGAGCCGCGTCACGTTCACCACCCGCGTCACGTCGGCGTGGCGGTCCCCGACCTTGTAGGGCCCCGCCGTGCCCGCCGGCGCGAGCGCGCCGCAGTGATCGCACACGCTCGGCCACCGCGGGTCGTCCGGCCCCGTGGGCTGCACGTCGTCCCACCGGCCCCAGACCTCGAGGTCATGCACGTCCTCGAGCAAGCGCGTGCCCTCGTGGGTGTCCCCCACGGTGCCCCCGCCGAAGTTGTTCGGGCAGCGCTCGGTGTAGTCCCCGACCTCGATGTGGCCGCCCGCGCATTCGTTGCACGGCGTGATCGCCTTGACCGCGCCCACGTGCCAGAAGGTCCGGTAGTACGCCCGGACGCCGGTGACCGTGATGAGCTTGCACGGGTATACCCCGCCGTATGGCTTGCGCGCCGCCGCGTTCCACATGCCCACAATCGTAGCAGTCACCAGGGCGTCCGCAGCGTGACCTGCACCGACGCGCCGACGGCGATCTCGGGGCCGTCCGAGGTCACGAGCGCGGCCGGGCGGGCGCCGATGTGCAGCTCGGGCCGGTTGACCAGCCGCCACACCGGCGGGTCGGGTGGCGCTCGAGGGGCGATCGCGAAGGCGAGCGCCAAGGCCAGCACGTCAACGCCCGCGCTCGAGGGCGATCGGCCTATGGGGCAATCTGGGAACAATTCCCACCCGGCGGACCCGAATGGTTACGTGACGTTGAGGCCGCGGCGGTGGGAGCGTTGGGGCACTTTGGGGATAATCCCCGGCGCGCGCGGGCGCGTCCTCCTCGAGCGCCTCGCACTCGAGCCGGCAGTGCTCCCCCGCCGCCGCGCCGCACCCTACGCATGGGGGTGCGGGCGTACGGCGCGGGGCGACGGCTACTCGCACAGCGCCCGAGGCTATCCCGAGCCCGCGGCGCGCGCTAGCCTTGCGCGCATGGCCACCCCGCCCCTGCCCCAGCAAGCGCCCGCGGCACCGCCGGAGCCGCAGGTTTCCGCGGGGCGCGTGGTGCTCTACGGGTTCAAGAACCCCGTCGCCGGCGGCATCATCGAGCGGCCCGCCCTCGTGATCCGCCACGTGGGCGAGGTCGCGCAGCTCGCGGTCATGGTGGACGGCCCGCTCGACATGGTGCTCCTCAGCAACCAGGAGCGCGACGCCGTGAACCCCCGCGCCACCGTGTGGCGCACCGCCGTCGAGAAGAGCGCGAGCGGCAGCCCCGAGGCCGGCAAGTGGCGCTGGCCCCCGCGCTGACGTAGGGTGGCCCCGACCCCGCTCGACGAGCTTCGCGCGTACGCGCGCGCCGGCGTTCGAGCCGGGCGGGGTCGCCTATGCCCGCCGCCGCACGCGGCGCCATGTCAGCCGCCGCTTGCAGGCCTCGGAGCACACGGTGAGGCCGCCCTCGTTCATGGGGTCGGAGATCGCGGCCTCGACGTAGTACCACCCGGGCGGCGCCGGCGCGTTCGCCCGGCACTTGCCGCCCTTGCCGCACCCGTCGCAGATGCACTCGACGACCCTCATGGTGCGAGCGCCGCCTCGACGTCCGCGCGGTACTCGTCCCACTGCGCCCACGCCCACTCCTGCGCGAGCATCGGGTCACGGCACGAGGCGAGCGACCGAGAACGCGTGCGCATGCTTTCCGGCACGCGCTCGAGGTCCACGGGCGCACCGGCGGCCGCCCACATCTTGATCTCGGCCCGCCGGTTGTCCGCCCACATCGCGCGCGCGTAGAGCGCGAGCCCCGCGTACTGCCCCGCCCGCGCGTGCCGCTCGACGAGCACGATCCTCACCACCTTTGCCGGGCCGCTGCCCTTCGTCTCTCTCATGCCCCGAGCCCTTTCGGTACGGTGAAGGGCCCCGGCGGCGCATTGCGCGCCCCGTAGCGCCCGAGTGGTATCTCGATCTCAACGCCCTCGCCGGCGCCGTGCGCGGTCACGCAGCCCGAGCAGACGCGGTGCCCCGGCACCGAGCCCGCGGGCGCGCACACCCCCTCGCCGCCGGGGAAGGTGATCCGGCACACCGCGCCCTCGCCGCACCCGCACCCCGGGCACACCGGCCGCGCGCCCCCCGCGAGCTCGAGGCGCCGCCGAGCGATCCACTCGACGACCCCGACCCGCATCTCGTGCCGGAGCTCCTTGCGGTACGACGCGAGCCACCGCTTGAGGACCCGTCGACGCACATCGACGGGCTCGGCGAGGAGCCGGCGATCGAGCGGGGTGGCGCCCGGCGCGTTGAGCGCGCGGAGGACGAGCCGGTAGAACCGGAAGGCGACAAGCGGGTCCTGGATCGCACCGTGCGTCTTGCAAAGCGGGATCGTGTAGGGCCCGCGCACGTGCATGCGGAACCCGCACTCGGTGAGCCGGTCCTTGATGCAGATCTGCGCCCGGCACCACGTCTGCGCCCACGCCCACGCCTGCGTCGCCTCCTGCTCCTCTCGCGAGAAGGGCGGGTACGTGAAGCGCTCAGAGCCCACGGAGCCGCCGGCCGGCGCACCGGATCGCCGAGTGGAGCGGGCGGATCCGGCCGTGCGCGCCGCAGATGTGCACGTGCGCGAAGATGCCGTTGTTCAGGTGCACCATGAGCCCCCCGCCCCCGTTGACCTTGAGGTCGGGGTGCCGGCACA